TGGTCAGTGACGGCAGGACGCTCTTCGAGCAGTTGGCCGCGATCGAGCACGAGCGGTGGGCGCACTGGCAGCGATGGATGCACGACCAAGGTCGCCGAGACGAGCGGACACGTGCGCTGGTGATTCCGGCGACGCTGGTTGATCGGTGGGAGAGGCAAATCGCGACCCCGTACGCCGACCTGTCCGAGGCGGAGAAGGCAAGCAACCGCGAGCAGATCGACCGGTACTGGCTGCTGATCGAGCCGCTGTTGGCCGAGGTGGAGCGGCTGCGGGAGCAGCTTGAGAACGCGCGGGTCGACAAGGATGCTGCGGAACAAGATTCGCGGTCGCGCTTCGCCGAGGTGGAGCGTCTCACCCAGGAGAACGCCCGCCTGCGCCGTGCGCGCCAGATCGTGGAGATCATCGACGAGATGGCGCTACGCGACCCCGAGACCGCTCCCACGGTGACGCTGGCGCGGGAACTCGTCGATCTTCGCCAGCAGCGCGCAGCCGAGCGGGACGTCATCGAGAAGGCCAAGGCGTGGCAAAAGACTGTGACGCAGGGACGCTTTGACGCCATACCTAACGCTCAGACAGCTCTGTTGCGAAGCCTGGACGCTTACGCCGTCCACATGTCAGCCAAGGAGACATGATCATGACAGGTCACACGGTCTGGCAGATGTCGAGAGTTGATGTCGTGTGGCCGGACGGCACTCACCAGTACTGGTCGACGCATTGCCGTCATGGCCGGCACGACGCATGCAGCGCGCAGGAGCTGGCGCCAGGTGTTCCACGCCAGCCGGCGCAGTGTAAGACCTGCGCGGCGCCGTGCATCTGCCACTGCCACAGCCACACATAGTGAAGGAAGAACTGGAATGACCGGTCATATGTCTTGGCAGATGATGAAGCGTCGCCTGGGCGAAAAGCCGGTGGTCCGGCTCGGCCACATGATCGCTGAGACCCGGGGCTACATCAATGCCCTGGAGGAGACGCTCCAGATGCTGGACGCCTACGCCTACGACGAGGTAGGCAGCGGAGCCCAGGACCTGTTGGTCAGCGTCGAGGCCAACGTGAACGAGATGCTGGCCCAGGCCAAGGAGACCATGGCCATGCTCGCCACCATGATCAAGAAGGAGGGTGATGACGAACAAGCATCGCCACGGGAAGCTGGTTGATGGAGGTCACAGCCTGGCCCTACCAGGCCTGAAGACATTCCTGCGGCGACTAGAGGACTGGGACGAGATCAACTTCATCATCCTCGGCCCCATCTCCAGTCGGAAGGGCTGGGGCGGGGAACTCCGCTTCCGGGCCACCCGCTGGGCCCTCGTCGGCAACGGGACCGCCACCGGACTCAAGTGTGAAGCGGTACGCGGATCCATGACCCAGACCGTCATCCTCACCAGCACCAACCCGGAAGCTCTCAAGCAGCGGCTCCATGCCGCTGGCTACGTCAATTGGTAAGGACAGGAGGCGTCATGGTCGACAAGGAACGGATGGAACTATGGGTCCAGGCCCTGGAATCGGATGAATACGAGCAGTGCACTGGATCACTATTCGTTGGGCAGAATGTTTACCATAGGCACTGCCAAGATGGAAAAATGGGCTTCGCGCAACAGGACCTTCACTGCGCCTTGGGCGTGGGCATTTCCGTGGCTCTGAAGAATGGAATGTTCAACGATCACCCCAACCCGCCAGCCGATGTACTGGTATACAACGCTGGCGGTGGAGCACTTCCTGACTGCGTCCGCACATGGTACGGGATAGAGACCGAAGACCCCTACATTCACATTGATAATGATGCGGACAAGGTGAGCCATTTCAACGATAACGGTCAATCCTTCTGGACCATTGCCCAAGCCCTTCGAGCCAAGTACCTGAAGGATGAAGAATGATCCATCTGCTCCTCCAGTTAGGTACCACAGTCCTGGTTGTATCGGCCGTCGTAACCCTGATCTACATGGCCGGGAGGCGAGGATGAGGGTGATCGTCACCGGCTCCCGCAACTGGGGTGGCATCTACGGCGCCGACCGGATCCATAAGGTCCTGGAGGCCCTGCACATCCTTGCCGCCGTCCTGGGCCAGAAACTGGTTCTGGTCCATGGAGACGGCCTCGGAGCAGACCACATCGTCGATGGCTGGGCCCGCCGCCGGGACAGTGATGGCGTAGAGGTTGAAACGTTTCCAGCCAACTGGGGGATGTACAAGAAGTACGCCGGACCGATACGAAACCAGGCAATGGTGGACCGTGGAGCTGACCTGTGCATCGGGTTCTGTCGTGGAACCTCAGCCGGGACCCGGCACACCATGGCTCTGGCCCGCAATGCCAACATCCCCACATACGTCATCAACTGGGAAGAGACCATTGAATGACCAATCCTTACTCCCAGAACCCTTGGGCCCTGACAGCCGATCCTGACAAGGACGCCGTCAGGGTCCTTGTCATGCACCACGTCCAAGACGACACGTACGCGATTTTCGAAGATGGGGAAGTATCCCTCTCGGATGGGGCAAACTTGATCCTGTTGCTCGAACAGCTATCAGGGAGGGTCCCATGAGTTGGAAGTGGCAGGAGGTGCTGTGGGCTGAGCTGGGTGAGCTTGGCCCGCTAGAGCAGTTTGCCATCTGTGGAGAGTGGATCACCGAGATGCAGCAGGGTTTCGTGCCTGCACTGGCTCAACGGCGCCGGGAGAAGCTGATGGAGGCCGTAGAAGAAGTGGAGGGGGACTACTACCGGGTGGCGGAACAGATCGGCAGTCGGAAGGCCACCGTGGAACGGCTTGTCAATGAAGGTCGGGCCCAAAAAAGAGGCCGCGACCAGTATCCTCACTCTACGTAACCAGATGGGGAGACTTACGCCATGTTGCCCTCACCCACCCCTCCCGTTAGAGTAAGAGGTGCGCTACAAGACTCGGGCCCGGTGAGTCGACTGCCATATCCTCACCGGGCCTTGAGATGGAGGGTTCATGACGTATCGAGAAAAGATGATCCACAACCTGGACATGGCTGAAGCCATGACCAAAGAGATCGAAAAGATGGAAGCCGCTGTCCAGGTACACGCTGAGACAGAGCACATCATGCTGTACCAGATGGCGCATGCCCTTCAGGACAACCTGGTGTACAGAAACCGAGTCCAACGCAGGGATCTCTACCTGGGTCTGGCTCGGACATATGCGCTAGCCGAGCTGGCGATCTCCAGTCCTCGACTGTTCCCATGAGCAAGCCGCTGGACCAGGAAACCTTTCAGCATGTTACCCAGGTCATCGATCGAGCCCGGCGTAACGGGGCCAACATCCCGACCAGGCTCAATGATGCCAAGTTGATCTGGACCAAGCAGCGAGAACGCAATGCTCGGGTGGAAACCGTAGAACAGTTGATCATGGAGTTCCAGGTCTGGAAGCCGCACGAGTTCCTCAGGATCATCAACCGGGAACTGATCAACTGCACCCCGGCGGACATGCACCAGGCCATCTCTCTGTGGCTGGACAAGTACTTGACTCATCTACGCAGTTGACTCATCGATACACGTCGCCACAAACCTTTCCCTTCCCTCTGACACATCACGTCCAACCGGGTCGACCCCGACCCACCCGACTACTCAGGCTGTGACGTATCACCTCATTCCCACTCCCATCGACTACTCAGATCTCCTCTCGATGCCCCAGCTCCTTCCTATTCGACAGACCATGCCCGTCCCCTCCCAATCCACTTAAAAAGGAACCAGAATGACTGAAGGTGTGTTCGCCACCTGGCGAACCAAGTCGTACCCGTTCACCTTCCACGGGGAGCTGCTCGTTGGCACCCTGGTCGGTGGCGTCCCCTCTGACCCTAATGTGGCTAAGGGCTGGATCGAGTCCAAGGTCAAGGACTCCAACCAGCAACGGATCCAAGACCTGATCACCCAGACCATGGTCGAACGTGACGTTACCCAAACTGAAGCTGTAGAGATCGTCAACAACCTGAAGAACCTCAATGGGTTCAAACGAGACCCTGAGCAGGGTCTGTTCATCGAGGGTCGTCAACTGAAGGCGGCTCTCAAGGAGGCCGTGTCGGTGGCCGTGGCCGCCGGCAAGTTGGAGATGACCAAGTGGGGCAGTACCCGGAAGTGGCTGACCAACTACTTCCCGGAGCATGTCTTCGTCATGGAGGAGCGCCTGTACCTCGGTGTCATGGAACCGGCTGGGATCTTCCAGCAGTTCGTCCACACTCACAAGGGTTCCAGCGTCCAGTACCAGGAGTACGTGGAGAAGGTGACCGTCAAGTTCACCGTGCTCACCGACCATGACTTCAAGGATCGAGACTGGGCCATGATCTGGACCACTGGTGAGATGAACGGTCTGGGGGCCAGCCGATCCCAGGGCTACGGCACCTACCAGGTCACCAAGTGGGAGAAGGTCGTCGACGCAAAAGCGTTGGCGGAGTTGAAGAAGAAGACCGAAAAAGAGGAGGCCAAGTGAATCGGTCCGTTCGACAGGCTTTGATCTTCATTGCCTTGTTCGTGGCCGTAGTCGCAACTACGCAAACTGCCATGCAACGCCCGGCAGATGCCCATCACGTCAACGGACAGTACTGGGACTGGTGCAACACGGCGTACCGGGTCTGTATCTCTTCGGATGCCAACGGTTACGGCGGCCAGGTGAAGCTCGGCCCGGCGCAGGGCTACTGCCTGAGCCTGCCATGGAACGACAAGTTGACCGGGATCGACAACTTCCACATGGGTACCAGTTTCCATGTCTGGCAGGACGGCAACTGCAATGGTGCACGACGCGATTACGGAACAACTTTCGTCGGTAACGTGGATGGCCAATTCAATGACCGAGGTACGTCCTACTGCATCGGTCCGTTAACGGCCTCATTCTGTGGGCCCTACGTCTGAGAGGAGAAAACCGTGCGCAAGCTCAGATCGGCAGCGGTGGCGCTGCTCGTCGTGCTCGGCTTCACGGTGGCGGTCGCGTCGCCGGCCCACGCCGCGTGGGAGGGCTGCAGCTATGAGATGGTCTGTACCTATTGGAACGGGGGGGGCGGGCTCCCGGTGTACTACTACACCGGTCCGACTAACGGCACCTGCATCGACATCGGCGAGCCATGGGACAACGACATCTCCTCGGTCTGGAACAGGTTCTTGAACCACCGGATTTTGCTGTTCCCGCACGAGAACTGCTGGAACTCCGCTCTGGCCGCCTATATCGATCCCCAAGACAGGGGCAATCTGGGCTACTGGAACGATACGCCCAGCTCGATGCTGATCCAGCATGTCTGACATACGCATGAACGGATTCATTTGTCATCACTGTCGCTCCGGGGCACATGACATGTGCCCCGGCGGCACCTGGTGCGACTGCCTGCACCGACAACCCAAGTCGAGCCGCGAACGGCCCGCGTCATCACCGACGGTCCGACCCAGTTCAACGCGGATCTCACCGGACCAATGGGGCCTGGAGCAAGCGCGCCAGGCCCCACCCTGGTCAGACACCACCTGGCGACAGGTCTGTGCCATCCTAAGGATCAATATATAGATAGGAGTTTACATATATGAATCTGTACTGTGACCGCTTCGATGTGTGCAAGTCGACCTACCTGGATCGTGGCCCCCGCACCAAGGAGATGGCCCAGGCCCGAGGCTGGGTCGTGTGGCGGGGGGAGACCATGGGTGGAACCATCCAAGAGGTGACCCTCTGTGACAAGTGTGTAGAAACCTCTCGCCGGGCCATTCGTCGGCACCGGTACGAGGAACTACCGAACCAGTACCCGATCCCTGAGCTAAGGATCGTGAAGCCATGAGCCTGGAGAAGCTAGGACGGTGGGAGGGTGACGTGTTCATCTTCCATGAGCCGATACAGCTTGGTGACGGCACCATGATGGAGCGGTTGAACTTCGACACCTTCGTGTCTGAAGACGACATCTCCCGAGAAGAAGTGATCACCGCCATGGCCAACAACCCGATCGTGATACCTAGGGATGTGCCCGACAGTGCTCCGTGATCCATTCTTCTGGGAGCTGTACTTCGTCGTGCTGTGCATCGAGGCCCTCTTGGTGGCCGCCGCGCACTTCATCGGCCTCCGGTTGCGTAGAGAGGGAGACCTGGGGTACCGTGGCCGAAAGAGGAGGAACCATAGATGACAACCGATCTTGAGGTTCAGGTACAGCACATCCCCAACGGCGGCATCAACGCACAGGACATCGCTTCGCTGGGCGCCATCATGGCCGGACATGGTCTTGATCAAGTCCAGGTACAGGGGCTGGTTGCCCGGATGCAGAAGCTGGGCGTCCAGGTAGCACTGGGCACCCTGCCTGAGCTGCTGGAGGACATCCGGCGAATCCAGGAGGCGAGGATCTGGGGAGCTATCGCCCAAATCCAAGCACTGACCACGTTCGGTGGCTACATCCGTCGGGACCAGGTGCTGATGATCCTCAACGGGTTGTCTCAACGTACCCCACGTCAATAAGGAGGATCATGAACAAGAAGCTCATTGGCACCACCGCCCTGGCCGTGGTTGCCGTAGGCGGATACCTGTACTACCAGCGCCACATGGCCGAGATCCAGAAGCGTGTCCAGCAGTTTGAGGACAAGGCCAATGACCTGTTCATCGGATACCTGGCCAAGCGTCAGGAGGCCGAGTACCAGAAGCCGACCGATGAGTAACGGGGTCTGGTTCGGATTCCTACTCATCGCCCTCGGACTGATCGGACTGGGCTACGTCCTAGTCCAAATTGGACGGAGGGTCAAAGATGGGTAGGGCAATTGTCACCAGCGTAGCGCTAGTGATCATCGTTGCCATCATCGCCTTCGTGATCCGAAAAAGCCTCAAGGAGTCTAACCAAGTCGGCGACTGGAACCTGAAGCAGGAGCGGGAAGCACGTCAGCTCCTGACTGAAGCAGCTCACGTCATGCGAGGCATCGGTCCAGGTCTGGAGATCCATGACTCAGATGTGATCTCGGACCGAAGTCGACGAGCCATTAACAACTGGCTCACTCGCTACGAAGATAACAAGACAAAGGAGATTAATGCGTAAAAAGTTACTTGCGGTACTGCTTGCGGCAGCCGCTTTGGCAGGTTTCAGCGCCTGTGTAATCGCACCCCCGGACGGAATCGGCCTCTACTACATGGAGGGCTCCAGCGACGGGTACCACTTCGGGCGTTGCATCGAGCCTGGAGTATCCGGTCCCGGCGAATGGAACAACTCCGTTGTGTACCTGCCCATCAACCTGAGGACCTGGAACATCGCCCCCAACGGTGGCGACACCAACGTCCCCATCACCGTGGCCAGTAAGCCGGAGGCGAACCAGCCCTCCGGGGTCCAGGTGAATGTGTGGCCACAGGTGAACCTGATGCTCAACAGCAACTGCGAAGGTGGCAAGGACAGCATCGTTGTCCAGTTCTGGGAGAAGATCGGCCGCCGCTACCGGGCAGACACGGAAGAGGGCTGGAAGACCATGCTCCTCAACACCGTCGTCCCCGCTCTGGAGAAGTCGGTCCGGGTCGTGGCACGTAACTACTCCGCTGACCCGCTGGTGGCCGGCACCAACCTGCCAGAGATCCAAGACGCCATCGCCAAGGAGTTCAGCTCTGAGCTGGCCAGGGTGACTGGAGCGCCTTTCTTCTGCGGCCCCACCTTCAACCGCGCCACGAAGAACTGTCCCGCCGTCCAGGTCCTGGTCAAGGATGTGGACTACGCCGACCCTGGTATCCAGAAGGCCCGTAACGAGAAGCAGAAAGCCTTGGAGACAGCTCAGGCCCTGGTGGCTGAGGCTGAGGGCAAACTGCGGGCAGCCAGTGCTCAAGAGGCCCTGTACGACAACCCGGCCTGGGTCCAACTGGAGAAGGCTCGGATTCAGCTAGAGATCGCCAAGGCCTGTGGCCAGAACCCGAACTGTCACATGGTGATGGGCGCTGACGGCACCATCATCACTACTGGATAATCGAAGACGCCCCGGGTCCATGTTGCGGAGAGAACTGTTGGTGCGAGCTAACAGGAACGGGTTAAACATGGACCCGGGGTTCTCCTTTGGAGGAGCAATGACCAACGAGGAACTCGCCGAACTGGCCTACGAAGAGTGGGACTTGTACGGCGGCAAAGCCCTGGGTCATTGGGGCGCTCCGTACACCAAGGAAGCCTGGGTCAAGGTCGTTGAGCTGATTCGGGCCGAGGTGTTGAAGGAGCGGGCCAATGTCACCACCTGACATCTCCCGGTTCTGGCGATACAGGTATGGCTCCTGGCAACCACAGTGGTATCGCTACCTGATCCCGGACTTTCGTGGGTCTGATGAGTTAGGGCGCAGGACGGTGGTGTTCCACGTTCCCTTCGTCGGATTCTTGGTGTGGGCCTACCGCACCTGCAAATGCGAAGACTGCTGTGAGGTTCGCGAAAAGGAGCTGTGGAGGGACTGGCATGCCACTACCTGACCCGTACGCCGGGGAGATGACCGTTGAGCTGGACTCCGACAAAGTCAAGCTCATGGAAGAGGCGAAGGCGCAAATCAAGGCATGGACGCATCACTACAACCGTTTGAAGACGGAACTTATCACGGCTTTAGGCGATGCAACTGCGGGTACTGTCAATGGGGAGAAAGTTGTCTATTATCGCCCCAAGGATCAATACGCTATTACTCGCCTAGAGGCGGACTATCCGGATCTGGTGGAGCACTTCAAGAAGATGGAGTTCCGGGAAGTATTGGACGTGGAGGCCTTCGCCTCCCAGCACCCGGACATCCTCGACCAATACCGAGTGCGTGCCTTCGTGGAGCGTGTAATGTGAGCCTCGAAGATCATGTAACGAAGATGTTGGCTCTGGACCTCGTTAAGGCGGTCCGCTGCGAAATCCTGAACTCTGAAGGAAAGGGTCAGCCTCATGACTGGAGCGATCGGTACAAGCAATGGGGGTTGCGGCGATGGTGGTGGAAGATCTGGTACCCGTACCGCAAGACCATGAAGATGTGTCTACGCTGCGGCTATGAAGCTCGGATGTTGCGATGACCGTTATAGTCACCTTTGTTGCCGTAGGACTCTATCTGCTCGGAATAGCGACTGGATGGTTCCTGCGGAAGGAGTTCGAAGAGTTCAGGGTGACCGATGAGGATCGTGGCCTACGGGACCCCAGCTCCCCAGGGGAGCAAGAAGCCGATCCGCAACCAACACACGGGCCGTATCGTTACCGTTGAAAACAGTCCCCGTCTGGTGCCCTGGCGCCAGGACGTGAAGCACGCCGCTGAGGCCGTCCTAGAAGACCTGGGGCGGCCTTCTCCGTTTCTGGGGGCTCTGGTGGTCCGCATGGTGTTCTCCTTCATGAGGCCAAAATCGGTCTCCAGGGCTAAGCGTCCGTTCCCGTCGGCCTACCCAGACCTGTCCAAGCTCTGCCGCAGTACTGAGGACGCGCTCACGGCGGCCGGGTGCTGGGGGGATGACGCCCTGGTGGTGGAGTACACCCGCCTGGCCAAGGTGTACTGCAACGAGGACCCAGAGGCCCTTGATCGCCCAGGGGTCATGATCATAATCGGTGAACTGGTAGACTCAGAAGCATTGGAAGGGAGCCCTCCCGGAAGGAAGAAGAAGTGAACTTGACCAAGAAGCGACGCAGGTGGCTGGCCTGGTGCCGCTACATGAACCACTACATGTTCTCCGGCGTCGTGTGTGGCGGGCGGGCCGAATACCGGATCTACAACTTCGCCGTGAACCGGAACTGGCCCTGGCCGTAGGAGGGTTGATGGGACAGTCAAGATGGACCGTCAACTTGGTTGACGCTTCGGTAAAAGCTCTCCATGGAGCAGCCGCCCTGGTTGAGGAACGTCACACCAATGTGTTCAATCGAGCACTGCAACTATATGCACTGGTCATTGAGGCCGCCTCTGATGTTGGTGAACGGACCACTGTAGTCAAGAGATTCGACCTCCTGGACTTGACGGGGGACGGAGCAACCTACGAGATCCAGATCAGGAGGATTGATGATGGATGGAGAGGATGAATGGAACAGCATCTACTTGAGCTTGGACAGGTGATCAACACCCACGAGCTTGATGGCTGCATGGGCCGCTGGTGCGCCATCCACCGTCCTATGCCCGGCCCCTGGTCCACCTGGCCCCGCTACTGGCGGGAAGACTTGGGGATCATGGAGCGTCTCTGTCCGTGCCCGGTAGGTCATCCAGTCGCAGAGATGTACGAGTACACCGTGGCCCAAGGTCGCATGAAGAAACTGGCACATATCTGTTGTGGCATACATCCATGTACACCTATCGATGGAGCGTATCAATGAAGTTCTGGTGGGCAACCGGATATCTCTGTGGCCTGCTCACGAGCTACCTGAAGTGGGGCCTGCCAGTTCATGTGGCGCTGCTCCGGGACCGTAAGGCTCGTAAGATCAGAGCTGAGATCGACCGCATCGAAGGTGGCTTCACGACACGTCTCTACACTCCACTTACCCCCCCTCCCCCCTCATTTCGGGAAAGGGTTACTGATCGCTTCCTTCAATGGTGTGAGGATTGGCGAAACCTGCCTCAACCCCTGACGCCAGAACTAGTTGCGGAGATTGCTTATTGGAACAGAGTAGAGGAACTTAATGGCAAACAACAGGACGAAGCAAGGCTTTCCTATTCCCACGGGAAGCATAGCCTGGTGTGAGGAGCATCAGAAGTTGCTGTACTTCACCAGGAAGGAGGCTCGTCGGGCCGCCCGTCGACACCCGGAACACAAGACTCCGTATCGGTGTAGCGTACTGACTGGCCTCTGGCACGTTGGTGCCCTTCACCCGCTTGTTATCGCGGGAGAAAAGACCAAGGATCAGATTCGAAACAGGCCAGAGGAACGGCGACTAGCTGGACTAAAAGACTAGCCAGTAACGACATCTCTCCTCTCGTCAACGCTCATCGCCTCACATCCAGCCGACACTCCCAGCCACATCACCTTCGATACCCATCAACCCTCTCGACCAGGTAGCGATCATGAATGATGGTTAGTACGATAGGGAGGAGTCTCCGGGAGGATTCCCTGCCACCGGCTGGGGTGCGACGGGGCCAGGTCCCAGCTCCTGCGCCTCCCGGAGCGCTAAGTCCAGAGAGGGTAGGTTGCCTTGGGGGGCGCGGTGCCCTCTCTGGCATAGCGGGATAGTGGAGTAGTACCACGCCGGGCTCATAATCCGGAGGTCCCCGGTGCGAATCCGGGTCCCGCCACGTGAGGTCCCCGAAAGCGGACCTCGTCCATGCGCGGGTGGGCGCTAGGCCCTGACAGAGCCAGATCTGTGACACAGGGCCGAAGTCCGGCGGGGGTTCAAGCTGGTCGAACCGCCGGACACCACTCACCAGACCGCTGGCTGCTAACGGAGGAGTAACTCATGAAGAGGATCATCACAGCCACTGTCACGGTCATTGCCACGGCCGCAGTCCTGCTGGGACTGGCGGCCGCTCCTGTCTCTGCGGCTCGACTACCAGGTGAGCCGATTCCAGGGTGCCAACACCGTGCATACCCCCCTTCCCCGCTGTACTGGAGCGATGCACTGAACTTCTGGTACACAGCCAGGTTCCGCACATCCAATGGGACCTGTTCCCGTGATGCTGTCCGCTTCTACCTACGACGCTGGTCAGAGAACAGCACCGTCTGTGGCCGGTTTTGGCTGCGTACGTACAACGATGATGGCACTCTTCGCCGCGTGTGGCCCAGTGTTGAACTGTGCCCTGGCCAGGAGGGTGGCTTCCTCAACGTAGACAATCGGCGCCTGGCTCGACTAGAGATGCGCGTCAACAGTGGTAACCAGCAGTCCTGGAACTCTCCCAGTGGAAGTCTCAACTACTAGGTGCCATACGGAGACATTGACCGACAGCGCCACTTCCAGGCCACCTGGATGTGGCGCCGTCGTATGGAGTGGGTTCTAGCCAACGGCCCCTGTACCTGGTGCGGAAACCGGCAAGATCTTCAGGTTGTGTACAAGGATTCAGCCAACAAGACCATGAAGACTGCTGCTATCTGGTCCCGCCGAGCTGAGGAACGTGAACGAGTACTGAAGGACTGCATCGTCCTCTGTAAGCCCTGCGCCCAGTCCAAGCACACCGAGGATCGCCAACCCGTCCACGGCACTTCTGGTCGGTATAAGCAAGGATGCAGGTGTACACCCTGCCGTGCGGCCAAGGCGGTGGAGATGGCACAGTACCGGGCAAGGAAGAGGGAGAGAGCATGATTCAGCAAGGTGTCTGGACCACGGCGCAGCGCAGCTCCAGTGACGGATCTTGTGTTGAGGTCATGAACACTGGCCACGAGATCCTGGTGCGTAACTCTCGTAACCGGGATGGTTCGTTCCTGGTTTTCACTCCGGCGGAGTGGGATGCGTTCCTGGACGGCGCCAAGAAGGAAGAGTTCGACATCTAAGATCCGGAAGCCGGGGGAACCCGACGTAACCGCGTCGATGCGGCTTTCGGCTAGGAGGCCACGGACACACGTCCGTGGCCTCTGTTCGTATGTGGGGCTAGTGGCTCCCAGTCCGGCTCTGGCACGTCCTGCTCGTTCATCCCCAGGACGTAATAAACGTCCGTGGCCAGCTTCAGCGCCCGGTGGTGAGCCCACCACTGATCGCGGCCGGACACGGTGAATGCGAAGGCGAGCCGGGCGTATGGCAGACCGGACACCTCGGGGTCCTGGTACCACCAGTTCAGCTCGCAGGCCCGCTCCAGGACCTGTTGGACCAGCTCATGGCCCTCCCGTCTCTCCCCCGGATGCTGGAAGGCGTACCGACGGTGGGTGGTCACCGACAGCTCCGGGACGGGAGGTCTGGGATCGGGTGTTCAGCTCGAACCTGGTCGGCCATGGCTCGCTGTCGATCCTGCTCGTCCAGGGCCCGCTGCAAGGTCATCAGAGCGGCGACCTGCTCCGGTTGTGGCTTTGGTGGGCGGGCCAGGATAACGTTCATGGCGTTCCTGAACGCTCGGTCAGCCCGAATCTCGGCTTCTCGCTCGCTGTCTACCGACGCTGAACGCAGGGTCAGGACCTGGATGACTCGGTCACTGACCTGGGCCTGACACTCGGCATATCCACGCCACTGCCAGACCCCAATACCCCATCCAATCAGGGCCATGATCGAAACCACCAGGACTACATGCTCAAGGCGGGTCTTACGCAAGGTGGCTCGCCAGTCCATCTCATCTCCAGAGCATTCGAGCCGCCCGGAACAGGCCGTAGGTCACGACGCCGCCGCCGGCGGCCAGCACCAGTCCTGCGAGCACCTCTAGTCCGGTCACGTTGGCTTCTCCTCGTCCGGGGGCGCTTTGCGCCTGCTGGAGTAGGAGTCATCGGCCCGGAAGACGGCCAAGATGCCTCCTGCACCTATCCCGAGAGTCAACCACAACTCTGGAGGGATGCCCCCCGTACGCCAGGCAGTGATCACCATGACCATGAGCCAGGCAGCGGCGAACACGCCCAGGAGCACATCCCTGATCATGTCGCCCCTGTCTCATGTCGCAGTGATCGTCTAAACCAATTATCCAATCAGGGTGTGACAACTGGGCCGGTGGAGCCGGTCACATCATGGGTGTGTTCACCCACGCCGTCGTCAGGGGTAGTCAGGTCAGGAAACTCTGGGCCGGCCACCTGGTCGAGGTACTCCTCCCAGGTGTCGTATCCGGCAGCTTCCATACCTTGATCGTTGAGGATCACCTTCGTGGCTCCGGCCGTTGCGGAGCTAAGAATGGCGCTGGAGGACCGGATCAACCGGCGATGGATACGGTCGGACACGAACGACTTGTTGTGCCATGCCGGGTCCGCACTTTGAATCGAGTACCACGCGTCTGCCACGTCAGCCACCTCTCCGTTAAGAAGATCTATGAACCAGGTCCAGGGGAAGTTTGGCCCCGGGTCTGTATGCGTCGTGATGCCGAAGGCTAAACGTAGATCGTTGTGAGAGGTCACCCCTTTTTTGAAAGCCTTCAGGTCGTTCACCGAACATCGCTGCATGGGGATTCCATAGCGCTCCCCGTCGGACTGGAAGTACGGAGCAACCCTTTTCAGCATGGCTTGGGTGTACTCGTCACCCCACTGCGCACCAGTCTGAGAGGCGAACCCGGCAAACTCATAGTTAATGCCTCGGTTGTTTCCTGGGGTGTTCCCCACCGTCCAGGCCACGTCCTTCAACAGGACACATTGGACGATGGAGTTGTTGTCGCAACAGTAGTGGGCCGACACCTGGCGCCCGTCGCTGGGGTTGGCGAAATAGTTAGCGGTGTTCTCGGCTGTGGTGGAACTCTCCTGGGCCTCCATGGTGTGGATCACCAGCCACAGTGGCGGGCCATCGGGACGGCCGTGGGAGTATCCTGCCGCTTCAACGAAGGACAGTTCTGGGTGATCAGGACTAGCTACCACACGGTAAGAATGACTTACCGTGCATCTCCCTGTCCAGGTTGCCCCGAGGTGTTCTGACCGGCCTGATAGTAGTGCCATGTCCGTTCGGCCAGGTGGGTCATCTTCAGGCCCCTCTCGCAGGCCAGTTTTGCCACCCCGGTGATGAACGCCCAGTCCTCATTGGCGAACGGTCCAGCGGCGTTATCAGGGAACCCTACCTCCCTGGCTATATCGGTACGGACCAGGACGTTCATGGTGGTGTGATGCGGGGTGCATGGATTGAAGGGCAGGCTGAAGTGACCCAGCGGATCCCCACCGGTAAACCACGAGAACACGTACACAGAGTCTGTATCGACTGCTACACGGTGCAGCTTCTCAAGGTGTTCGGGCATCCACTCATCGTCGCTGTCAAGCCATGCAGTCCACTCTGTGTCCACGTGGTCAAGAAGGGTACGACGTGTCCAGCCCGCACCCTGACGATCGATATCGTTGACCACGTGTATGGCGGACGGCTGAAGCGTCTGTGTTACCACGGAGGCGAGAGCCCGAGTGAGTAGCTGGGGGCCACGGAACCGGGCTGGGTGGGCAGCGACACAGACACTGATGCCGGGGCGTAGAGGCTCCCCGTCGGAGATGTACGCGATGGTCTCACCAGCCAAGTTCATGACCCTGTTCATCCGTGCTGGTGTAGGTGCCACCACTGATGCCACGGCAGATTCATGTTCCATCTGACCTTCCCTTCGCTGAGGCGGAACAGGACAGGTAGGGACAGCTGATCTTGGTGGGACCAGTTGATGCACTCATCCCACCACTGATCAGACAGTTCGATCACACTGTCTATGTGACGGCGCACGTTGGCTCCGGTGGCGACCAGGCCCCAGTTCATGGGATGCCCGACGACTTCCTGGTAAAAGCGGGACTGAGCGAGAATCGATGGGGCGTCGTAGCGTGCGAGTGTGGCCGAGAACCCGGCTTCCGGATAAATACAGCGCCGGGATGGGTGTGGCACACAGGCCCAATCATCTTCTCCCAGGGCGGCCACCGACCGCTCTACGTAATCGTCCACGGTGATTTCCATGGATCCGTCTATCCACAGAGAGATGTCAGCTTCTGGAAGCGCAAGATGCGGATGAGTCTTCCACCACTTGTGGGCAAGCATCGGGCCGACAGTCGAAGGGTTCCCCTTCAGGGTCGTGACATAGTGACTGACCACCCGAACATCCCAGCCTATGGCGCTGGCCTTTTCGGCGACCACCCCTGAGTCGGTGTACATGATGCAAGGGATGTCCAGGTGGATCGGCTTAGGAGTCTCATAGCCTCCGTAGACGGCCGTGTAAAGCGCCAGCCTCATTAGTGGAGAACATCCGGCACTGGTCCTGTCACTGTGAACCGCTGCCCATGCAAGGTGGCCGGGAACGGACCGTTGACCAGGTTCCGATCACCGTCGAAGTATGACGCCGAGGCCGGGCCATTGAACTTGTCCCCGTTGACTGTGACCTGGAAGGTGACGACCAGGATGGTGGTGAACTTGTTCGTGGTCTTGTCTGCGTTCACCTCGAAGAATCGACCCTTGTATACATTCTTCGTGCCGGTCTCCCAGGCACCCATCCCAGCCGAGCTGGAGTTGGTGGCCTCGGCTGCGTCCGGGTTGGTCAAGTCCAAGGTCTGGTCAGCGTGGAAGGTGATGCCATGAGGCTCGAACGGTGCTCCTACGGTGTCGACGTACCAGGCGCCGACGATGCCCTTGCCGCTGTCCGCATCGGCGGTCGTGGCCCCGTATGTGAAAACGGTAACCAGTAGCAACGTGGCCATGAGCACGCCAAGAAGAAACTTCTTCATGATCACTTCCCTCTGTACCACTTGATGGTGTCCTTCAGCCTGTCCCAGGAGAACGTGGGCCGAACGCCCACAGGCAGTAGGTCCCAGCCTTCACCGGCCGCCATAAGGAAGGTGGGGACCTCTCCATCGCGCATGTCCCGATACTCGACTCCACCAGACGACCTGGTCACCTCCAGTACGTAACCAGCCACTTGATTGACGGTGAGAGGGGTCCCGGTACCAGCGTCAACTGTCTCGTTGTTCTCCAGGTCTACGGCGGCAACCAGGATCCTGGCTATGTCATCGACATGGATGAGATCAACCGTCTGCGTACCATCACCCCATACTGGGATAGGGATCTCGCGCCAGGCCCAGGAGGAAAACGTCGGAATGATCTTCTGCGGGTGACCAGGGCCGTGCTTCTGGCCAGGACCGTAGGCATTGAACGCGCGCACATGGGACACGCGTAGTCCCCGCGAATGATGAAGCGCAGTAGCCAGCCGTTGTGATGCGATCTTGGTGGCAGTGTAGATGCTGGGGAAGGCATCGGGCATAGTGATGCCGACATAGTTAGCGTCATTCTCAAGGCACCAGTTCATGATCCGGTAGGAGCCAGTGACGTTGATGTCGATGGCATCCTGCACGTGGTCGAACAGTTCGTGCGTACCCAAGACTCCGGCTAGATGGATAACCGAGTCGGCGCCCTTGAGCCCACGCAGGTCCCCCATGATGTCGTTACCGTCGGCCCGGTCGAACGTCCAGGCCTCGTGACCTAGATCCTGGGCCTTGCGCAGGGTGGCTGCACCTATGAACCCAGACCCCCCCGTAATAGCGATCTTCACAGTCCCAGCTCCTGAAGGTAGAGGGCCACCTGTCCCAGGGCCGCTTCCGCAGATACGGAACCCTCCCTCGTTAGGACGAACTGGGGTACATCTTGATCGCCCAGCAGCATGTTGTCCAGAACGACCTGATACAAGTTCCGGAGCTTCTTACTGGTGGGGTTGAGGTTGTATACGACACAGGTTCCGGTGGGCTCCGTGTCCACGGCCAGGATCTTCAAGTCTGGCCGGTAGATCCTCAGCAGTGGAGGCACCTTCCACACGTCTCCGGTCCAGTCGCCAGGGCACTGCTCCCGGGATGCTTCATGCTGGTTACGGGGGAGTACGTCATCGAACACGATCACGGTTCGAGGGTTGGCGTACCTTTCGACGTTCATGAAGTCCCGGAGTGCGAACTCAGCTAGGTGCATGCCGTCGATGAAGGCTAAGTCAATATGTGGCATGTAATCCTGCTGCCACTCAGGTTCGGACTTCTCGAAGAACTCGTCACTAGTCATAGTGAAGAGGCGCGTGTCCTTTACGTGACCTTGGAGCATGGGTGCAGGGTCGATACCGATAGCTGGACACTGAGCCAGGGCCAGGCTAGTCCCGTGCTGGACTCCGATCTCCAGGTACCCACGCGGCTTCAGGGCTGTGTGCAGCATGGCCAGGAACTCATGACGGCTGGTCAAAACTTGATCGCCTCCTGGATCCGGTCCCTAAGATCAGAGAGGATGCCCTTTGCTTCCGCCTCCCGATAAGGCTCTTTGTTCCATTTCACGCTCAGGCCATCAATAAGGCGGATCCAGATGTCGTACTGAGTGGGGCTAACGGTAATGATTGGCGCAAGCTCAATCCAGACGATGTAATCAAGGCTAACCATTGATCCGTCGTGTCGGACCAGGAATCCATTCACCAAGGCCTCTTTCCCCAGTAGGCGTGGAACCGGGCAGCATCTTCGGGGACGATGGTCTGAAGCTCAGCGGTCATCTGCTCATTCGGATATAGATGCTCAACGCCGAACCCTGGGACCACAACCATGCCCCCCATTTTCCGGGCCATCCAGTCCACATGATCATCGGAGAAGTACCAGCGCAACTGCTCATTCGCCCTGACACCCTTCTCCCCGGCAAGTACAAAAGCGAAGCCCTTCATACGGGTGATTAAACCCACTGGTCCAGGCTCCCTGTGGACTACTTGGTAGGGGATGGTCGTACCACCGGAACAGGCTGCCGCCGCATTCTCCTGGCGCATCGCTGAGCAGACTGCACTCATCCAGCCAGCGGGAACGATCGTATCGTCGTTGAGGATCGCCACGTCCCAATGCGCTGTCTCCAGTTCCTCGCTAAAATCCTTTGCCTTGACCCGGCCCTGAATCAGATGCAGCCCCAGGTTCCACCACTTGGAGATGTTCATCTCCGGCTCTCGGACGATGGTGAATCCCTCGTTCAGGCCTAGCATCTGTGCCTTGGGACCTCCCTCAACAACCACGACATGATCGACCTGAGGTTTGATCGCATCTAGACATAACTTGAAGCAGTCCCGGCCATTGGTGGGGATGAGGGCGAAGCGGAGGGGCCTAGTCATGGTTACTCTCCCCTGACCAGCTTCGCGCGAGCGTTGGCGTTGTTCACGTGTTCGATCAGGTTCCGGAGTAGTTCCGGATTGCTGACTACACACTGGGCCACGATTTCGCCGTCCGGAGTAGTGATAAGTAGATTTACCTGACCATCGCGCTCACCGAAGATGAGCTTGTGGTAATAGCCATGACGCCACTTGAAACCGCGCATGAACCGCCAGACGAACCTAGACTTCCAAGTGCCGTAGGGACCTGTTTCTCCTGGCGCTATGAGGGCCGTCATCTTGCTACCCACGTTCGATCTCCAAGGCCTTAGTCCACGCCTCCCACCAGCGCCAGGCATTGGCCTGGTACGTCTGCGCCTGCATGTACTCCCTTCCCGCCTCCACCTGCTCCTTGCGTAGGACTGAGTCGTCCATGAGCAGTTTCAGCTTTGAGTACCAGTCCTTTGGGGTGTCCGCGATCAGGCCGCAACCTGACTCACGGTGCAGCCTACGGTACTCCTCCCTGGGTGAAGCAACCCAAGGGACCCCTACCGCCATGTACTCGATGCCTTTGAGCCTGGACTTGGAGGTGTTGAACGAGGTCGGAGCTAGTGGAATCATGCCCACATCCAGCTCCTCACCGATCCGGGCGGCCCATTGGTTCAGGGGGATGGATCCCGTTACGTCCGGGTCGTTACGCAGCCGGAGACACCTCTTGACGGCCGATTTCCCGCCCACGACCTTGAACGTGTACCCAGCGTCCATGAGCCGCTGCACGGCCGGGGTAGTGATCTGAAGATCATTCGGGTGCGACTTCGTCGTCCCAGCCCAACCGAACGCTCCGGTCTCTGGGCTGGGGAAGTCCAGGTACGCCTCCGGCACATAGTTGTCCAGCACGGCGCCTCGGCCATGCTTGGCGTACACCTTCTGAAGTTGGCTGGTGGAGGTGGTGACCATGGTCGCCACCCGACAGGACTCCAGGGCCCATCGCCAGGACACATTGGTGTGGGAGTTGTGCCGGTACACGTGGAAGGCGATGTTGTCTGGATGGATAGATGACATGTCATCATCCATGTCCACCACCACGGCGATGCCGTTAGCCCGGATCATCTGGATCATCTGAGGCTGGAGGGGGTGACACGGCCGCTGGATCACGATCACATCGGCATCAGCGGGGATCCCCAGGCCGGTAAGTCGTTCAGTACCGTCAGGCCCTTCCTCGATCTTGGCCATGAAGCCGGAGTCTTGCTTCGGTGGCATGATCTGAATCTCATGGCCGGACTTCTTCAGCACATCAGCCGGCCAGATCAGTCGATAGTGGCCGCAGCCGTACGGATCCGAAGGAAGAATGTAAACCTTCATTGGATGAAGTCCACGTACAGGTAGGAGGGGAAGCTAGCGGAGGCGTTGAGGTTTGCGGTGCCGCCGCCGGAGAGCACGTCCCCGGTGGCAACAAATGTTTTGTCCTCTGTTGCCGTTGCTGTGTATTGGCCCTCGACCCATAGGCCAGTGGCAGTACCAACGTTGTCGACCCAAACGTCCCGGAGCTGAACAATGGTGCCACCCACGGTGTTCTCGCGAAGTGTGCCACGGATGACACCGTCAACGGTGAGTTCCAGTCCAACGTTGAACACGACCTTGTAGGTGTAGCCCTCCACCACCGAGGCGACAACGCTGGCAAGCTGCGTCTCAGTGGTGGTGAATCCTGCCGAGTCAGTCGTGACCGTGGTTGTGGCAATCCGCTGACCGGGGTACAGACGACTGACTGCACCAACGACAAAGTTCCCAGCCGGTGGAAGAGAAATCACATAGACCCGGCTGCCGTCTATCACAGTGCCGATCATGGATGCAGCACTGATGGATTCAGAGTCACCGTCCAGGCGCACTTTGACCGAGTTGGCGTTGCTGACCTCCGTAACCACGGCCAGTCGAAGGAGCCAGGTCAGGCCGAGTCGGTTGGCTGTCTGAACCAGCGTACGGGCAGCAACAGTGATCAGTTCTGTGGTGTTCTTCGCCTCCGGGGTCATGGTGCATACGCCTTCCGGAGCAGGTGACTCATGACCCCATCCTCGGTCAACTGCATAGTCCAGGCCAATTCAAGCCACAGCCCACCATCCCAGCGGATGGTGTTGTAGGAGTCATGGCGGGGATCTAGGGCGGTGGTCAAGCCGACCTGTTCGAAGACAGTTGCTCGCTGGGCGATCCCTTCCGCCACGGCCTGGGCTTGGGTCACATTGGACAGTTGAAGGTTCTGTACCTCTGGGATGGCAAAGCCTCGGTTGGCGATGGAGTGCGGTGCAGTAGACGGAACGTCAGCCGTTCCTACTACCTCTACGTCAGGATCTTCAGAGGAGTTGGACACGACGATGAAGCGGTTGGGTGCTGTGAGCAGATCATCGGTCTCTATGATGTTGCTGCGGATGACCTTGAAGCCGGTGTCCCAGTCGAAGTCAGGCAACCTGGTGATTGGATTAAAGGTCCTGATGAAGTGCAATTTGCCATCATTACCGAACCAGGGAGAGAAGTAGTCCCCGGACACCGCCACCGATTCCAGGATCTGTCCTCGATATGCTCCTATACCCCAGTTCTCGGTGGAGTTGAAGGGGCTGGATTCCATGATGAGGTTCACCGGAAGATCCAGCAAGATTGTCTGAACGATCTCCATGACCGATCGACCGGTGCCGTCAACACCGGCTTCTATCTGTTGATCGATCTGGAACATTTCATCGCTCAGGGTCATGTTCCCCAGATGCCCAGAGGTGAACTGCTGGCGACTGGCGTCAGTGAACATGTACTTGCCCAAGGGGTACTCGGCCCCACCAGGAAAAGTCATGAACACCTCGACACGAGCCGTCTGCGTATTCACCGAAGCGGTATCGACCACTCCCAAGTCCAGGGTGAGCTGGCGTTTGATCGTGCGGTTCGTGTCATGACTGAGGGTGGCACTACGGAGAGGGGTGATGTTTCCTAGTCGTTCCCCGGTTACACCGTCGCTGAGTTCAAATCGGAAACCACACTGACGCTGCCCGACCCAAGGTTCCAGATCTAATACTGGATCCTCGGGGAACGTGGTCAGTTGTTGATGACTCAAGGATTCACCTCACTGGGTGTATCCGTCACCTCGATGACTTCCACTGGAGCCAAGTACAGGCGCCGGTCCCGTAGTACCCGACCACTGGGTACCAGAACTGTGGAGAACCACCGGTTCCCATCCTCGTCACGGACGCAGATATAAGACACGTTGGCCCAAGCCATATCCCGGAGGCTAGTGAAGTCCGCCAACGTTTCCGGAGAGATGGCAGCAGCCTGAACCAGCAGTGTCCGACTGAACTGTTCTCCACCACGTTCCATGGGTCGGAACGCAATGAAGAAGTCCCGGTTGTACATGGCCTGAAGCTGGACGAACTGAGCTTCCGGGAACACGAAGCTCTCCTCCACGGTGCGTCCGCCCTCCCAGACGCTGGAGTAAGCCAGGCTCAGTGAGCCGTCCTGCTCCTCGTTCGAGGTGAAGATCAGCAGGTGGCCGTCTTCGCATTCGATCGTGACACCAGGCGAGGACAGCGTACGGGTGATCGTGCTCGACCATGGACCAGGGAAGTCGTACACGTTGACCGTGCGGATGCGGTAGGAGGATTCGATGCCGACCCGAGCCTCGTAGTCGTTGAAGGAGAGGGTCGCTGGATTGGTCGCCTTCATGATGGTCTGCCACTCAGTGGTGACGGTGTCCATGCGCTGAAGCTCGTAGTACCCAAACCAGTAGTCGGGGGGAGCTACCTGGAAGTCATCGAAGTAGAAGGTGGTCGGTCCAGCGCCAGTGGTCTCATCCCGAGCGAAGGCACCGGCATTGTTGCCGGTGAGTAGGCTGCTGTCTGTCGTCTCAATCTGCCAGTCAGGCTCGTCCTCACCCACCCCCCATAGCTTGGCCTTGATGAAGATTCCGTTGACCTGGAACCTGATATGACGCCAGGCCGTGGAGCTGGGGTTGAGGGTCGGCAGCGTTACCGTTGCTACGTCGCTGGCCGATCCACCCACCCGCTTACTGATGTGTAGCTGAGCCGTCTGGGAGGTGGTGTACCGCATCTGAGCCAGGTAGTAGTTGCTGGTGTCGGCTAGTCGAGTGATGATGCCTTGACGTAGAGGGCCGGTTCCTTCCGACACGTCAGCGGTGCGGATGAGCATCTGTACGTCCTGATTCGGCCCACCAACATCGACATAGGCAAGTCGGTCATTGTTCAGGACAGAGGGGGCGATCTGCCCGGTGCCATCAGCAACGGAGAAGTTACTCGACGGCGTTCCGGCCGTGGTCCAGGTCTTGCCATCTGAGGCGGTGCCCCAGCCGCCGGCAACGGTGCGGTCGTCGAAGGTGTCCTCAGCCGTGCCTGTGTTGACCGGTTGCGCCCAGGTGACCTGGATGTACTGGATCTCGGAGGGGATACAGCACGGGTCTATCCCGCAATCCAAGCCGATGCCAGTGACGGCATAGTCCTCTTCTGTGCTGGAGAAGCCGGTTATCAGCGGCGGGTACTGGGAAAAGATCAGAATGGCGTCAGCGGTGGTGTCATCGGTGGTGGCACTGACCAATGGTGCGTAGCCAGGTATCCAACCCAAGTTGACGTTGGAACCGCTGACTGGTGCCCCATAGGTAGCCAGGCTTAACTGGTTGGGGGCTGGGACGAAGTTGTTGAAGTTGCCCGGGATGCCTGACAGGGCCGGGGCGTAGGCCCCCAGCACCTCCCACCGGTTCCGGGAGTATTCCCCGGTGGCGGACCACCTCCACTGTGGAGTGGTGCCTGTGCCCATGGCTGGAGGGGTGGTGAACTCCAGGCTCACCTCTTTCCAGCCGTCGATGATCTCGCTCAGGGCATCGAACTCGGCGGGGGTGATCTGCACACTGGAGCCGGCGATGCTGGGCGAGTCCAGCAACAACGGAACGGTGGTGTCCCCGAACCGACGGGCGTAGTACCGCACCCAGGGGTACTGGGCAGAGCCCACAGCTACCCCATCCAAGATCTCCTGCGTGGCGGTGACGTTCCCATACACCTGAGCGATGGCCAGGCGTCCGTAGACATGAGAGTCCAGCACGGTACCGCCGCTGGTGTGCAAGGTGACCTGGGGGATCAGCATGCTTTGCGACTTGGCTGGTAGCTCATCAGGGCTGGCATAGATCCAGCGGTTAATCTTCACGCCTCGATGTGACACCAGCTCGTAGAGCTGGCGCAGCATGTTGATCTCGTAGTAGAGGCTCATGACGTGAAGAACGTGTTGCCACGGAAGTCGGCCAGATTCATGGTCACCGTATAGTCCCCTGCCGTGATCTGAACTGGATACTGGAAAGTGGTGCCCCGCAGTATCACGGGAGTTGCACCGATGACGTAGCTCTGTCCACCGGTGACCGAAGCGCCTACTCGCTTAGCGCCTTCGGCCACACGGGTCTCGGCACAGTAGAAGATCTCCATAGCCAAGTAGCTCATGAACGAGTCATCCAAGCTGGACACGCTGCACCTGACCCGCAGGCGGGGGGTAGGTCCAGTGGTGCTGAACCGCTCCAGAGTCAGGTAGCGCCAAGCATGCAGCTCATTGGCTTCTTCACCCAGGGTTGTCGCTGTACTCCACAGTGGTGTCACCTCACCGGCTGGGATGAGGAACTCTCCGCCGCCCACTTCACCGATATCGAAGCTGCCGAGCGTGATACCTGGACCCTGCGGGGTGGCGTCCATGGTCCAGGAGAAGGACTTTTGAGGAGCGTCCACAATGCCTACCAGGTTCACCCGCAGGATGCGTTTGTCACTGAGCAGTCCCGCGTAACCGGTGGTATTGAAGTTGACCGTCAATGTCCCGAAGCCGTTACCAAAGTCGATATACCCGCTGTTGGCTGAGTTGTTGGCCAGGGCTCCCTGTACCGTGCTCTGGCCCTGGATCGTTGCGGTACCGCTCACGGAGCCAGACATCACCGGGATCAGGGCGCGGCCAATGGGTCCGGTGAGATCCTCTGTGTAGGTGGGATATACCGAGACCTGGAAGACCAGAGTCCCGGACGCACCTAGTCCTGGCGTGGAGGCCAGGGCAATGTCAATCGGGTCTGGGCTGGTGTACCAGCGGGCATGGGTCAGGTTATGAGTGTTGATGGTGGCGAACGTGTACCCGAACTCTTGGAACACATCCGGAGTGAAGAACTCATTCTTGATGGGCGCCCACTCTTGGCCCAAGATGTACGGCGTATGCGGGTTGTAGTCGCCCATCAGAGTGTCCTCACCGCTAGCCGGGTGTTCCGCGCCGCGATCATGTTGGCGGCGGCCTGACCCATGGCACTGCCGGCCATCCGTGCCTGATTCTGGTCCGGCACGCCACCTGCCACATTCACCTGTACTGCGTTGGGACCGAAGACGATGTTGCTTGCTGCATTCATAGTCACCTGGCGCAGCTCCGGAATCTCAGACCGGATGCCTTCGATGAGGTCCTCAATCATGCGCTGACCGCGAACTTTGGTCCAGCCTCGTCCTGACAGGGGACCCTCTTTGGCGGGAGATGCTCCGAAGAATCCGCCGATTCTTCCTGCGATTCCACCAATGAGGTTGAACAGTTCACCGATCTTCTGTCGGATGCCGTTGATGAGGCCCTGGATTAGGGCTCGACCTGAATTGACAAGCAGACTGCCGAACTTACTGAACGAGGCAACAATCCGCTTCGGGAAGTTCAGGATCTCTACCAGCGTTTTGGCAATCCAGTAAATGACACCCTTGACGAAACTGATGAAGCTGGCCCGCATATTGGCACCGAGTCGGTTGACCGAAACGAAGAAGCCTCCGATCGCCGAGATGATCCTGGTAATCCATACACCCAGGAACGTAGACATGTCGACCAATGCCCGACCGAGCGTCTTTATGTCAGCGATGATTGCCGGAATGGCTGTGTCCTTGAGCCATTCCGCCAGGTATTGGAAGGCGGCCAGCACCAAGGCAACCACTTCGATCAGACCGGTGAAGGTTCTGATACCGATGATGCCTAGATTGATCAAGCCCTCCATGGCTTTGGCGCCGACCGGAGAGGCGAAGAAGAAGCTCAATTGCGTGATGGCTTCGGACAGAACCCTGATCAATTCGGCACCGCCGGCCTGGTCCAACTGTCGCATGAAGACGAACAGGAAGTCGCCCACGTTGAACAGGAGGTCAAAGACCATTTGCAGGGTGGCGGCCATCCGGTCCAACCATGTCTGCGTAGCTGGGTTGCTGGCCAAGTTGAAGATCAACCCAGACAGGGTGCCCAGGTTCCGAAGAATGATTTCCCCGAACTTGGTCATGAACGGCATCAGAGCTGTGGCCATCTCCAACAAGGCAACGATGAAGCCACGTCGGCCAAACAATGATGTAGACAAGCCCCTAATCCACTTCGTAGTGGCAGGGACTAGGGTGTTGAAGAACCTTACAAACACGGGACTGGCGAACAGTTCAATGAAGGCCCTGGTGAACTCACCAGCGGCACCTGCGACCTTTTGAAAGCCTAAGACCAGGCTGGGTCCCAGAGCCTTTCTGACATTGGTGATGGCTCCGGCCAGACGCAGGAAGAAGGCTTCCTGAGTCTTGGTACCTATCTCCTTGAACAAGTCCCGGAGTGGGAGCAGCTCCTTGACGAAGCTCCGAGCCGATCGAGTCAGAGGCTTCAGGGCTTCTCGTAATTCTTTAGCGTTCTTGGCCGCAAATGCCTTTTGGACCGCTGTCCCTAGCCCCTGGAACGCGATCGCCACGACCCCAACCTGAAGGCCGATAGAGGCCAATAGACCGGGGACGATGAACAGGACAGCGATCAGTGCATTGACAGCCTGAACCGCTGCCAAGATGACGCCCACTAAGGCGGCCAGGGCTGGGATGAGGATAGCGATCAGGGGCGACCGACCGGAGACATTGAAACCGGCACCGATGGCATCAGCGATACCCGAGCCAAACCTGCTGAGAACCCCGCCCCTCCTGGTGGACTTATCCAGTGCGTCGCCGATCTCCTTAGAGATCGTCTCCCCTACGTCCCGGCGGAAGCTGCGCCGGATAGAGTCTCGGATCCGGTCGAACCGGATGATGCTACGGACGCGGACGATGGTGTTCTTAGTACCATCCTCGATGGACTTGGCGAACTTCTTACCTCGACGCTTCAGCTCCTTGCCGATACCATCGCCCATCTTGCCGCCGACTTTTTGGCCGGTCTTATCGAACTCACCCTCAGCAAGATCAGCAGCCTTGTCGAGGTCGTTGGGTAGCTCGCGATGGAAGGGGCTGGTGTCAGCGTGAACTTCGATGAAGGCTTTGCCAATAGAGGGCTCAGCCATGCGCCGTCACCACCTCCATGCCTAGGTAGTGGGCAATAAGGCGATGCGCCACTGGCTGGGATTATAGGGGAGGAAGTTAGTCGGCCATAGCCATGAACTGCGAAGGGGACATCTCCATCGCAGACTCATCGATCTTTTCGTTAGCTGGCGGTGCCTCCAGCCTCATGCACCACATCTGAACCTCCTTAGGTTCCAGGGATCTGATGATCGTCAAGAGGGCTACGTCCAGCCACGAAGACAGGGAGACCTGGGCGGCGTTGATGCCACGGAGCGTCATCTCAGCTCCAATGGTGTCCCAGCTCGTCCTGACCGTTTCGATCAGGCGGATAGCCACCCACCATGACCGGGAGGAGACTGTCTCGATGATGTCAAAGATGATGGCTTCGTACTCTTCCAGGCTCAGGTGGCCATCCAGAATCATCTCCTCGACGATCCGAGAATCGCCCTCCTTCAGTAAGCCAGGGAAGATGTCGTCTAGGTTCAGCTCCTCCACCATCAAGATCGCAAGCCAGTCACAGGCGGGTAGCGCCGGGATCTCCACATCCTCTTTACCCACGGCGATGTGCACCGAGAACGGGCACAGGGACTGGATCGGATCTTGGTTGAACTTAGGTACCGTTACCCGGCCGGACCCTATGTCAGGTTGACTTGGCTGCGTAACGGCCACGACGGATCCGAGGCTTCGGCTGGTCTTCACTGAAGGCGGAGATGAAGCTCAGCAGATCGCTCAGCTCCAGTTCACCCTTGATAGTGATATCGAGCAGATGCTCACGATCGTCTTCCTGGATCACTGCTGACTCCAGGATGTCGAAGATGCGTCCTACCGCCACCAGGCGCCGCTGCGCTTCGGTGTCGTCCTTGGAGGCCAGTCGTGCCTCACGGGCCAGCAGTAGAAGTTGAGCATCGTTGAGTTGACGGACCACAACGGCACGGCCTCGTACATCAACGATTCTGGTTTCCTTGCCGGTGTCCTCAGAATCAGCCATAGCTGGGACTATACGTCAGTAGATGACGACCCTGAGGTTGTAGCGACGCCCGGCCGTCCGGGCTGCTTCAGCCAGATATCCCTTACCCCTCATGCCCGGGTGGTTGACCTTCCTCAGCCGTACAACCTGGCCCACCTTGCGCCAGTAGAACTTCATGTATCGGCGAGGAGGGTTCGGGAGGATCACATGAGGTGCGGCCCCATCTTCCACGATGCGGGCGTAGGACTTATCCGAGCCGACCTCGCCCCGGACGATGCCGCCGAGGCTAAGTACCGGTCCCTTGGCCTCGATGCTCCGAGCCAGGGCCCCGGTGGTGTAGGAACCGTGGGACACACTGAGTCGGGCGATGAACCTGATCTCGTGGAGGACCTTGCGAATGAATCGCATCGCGTCCTCAGTGCTCTCCCGCTTAGCCTGGGCGTAGTGGATCACAATTTTAGCCATTACAGCAGTCCAGGTTAGGGATCTGAGCCACCAGGTTGACATAACGTTCGGTGCACCCACCAGAAGTGGAGCCCTGGGTCTGGCGTTCGATCACGATATTGAATCCAGAGAACAGCTCTGAGGTCCGGATGAACTCTCGGAAGCAACATACGGCCGTGTTGATCGACTGAACATCATAAATGTTCTGAATGAACGCTTCGTTGTTGATCGTGCAGTCACTGACTGTGGGAGCGCAACGTACGATCCCGATCCGAAACCCTACCGCCCAGGCTGGCCAGGCACAGGCGCCCTGAATCTGTCGGACGATGTCGTTGTCCGGGAACGACTCTGAGGACGGGTACACGTCCCGGAGCAGGACATAGGCCAGACCCTGGCAGCACAGGTCAATCTGAGTTTCCGGGTCCACGTCATGTACGGGCTCAGTTCCCACCCGGTAGCAGCAGTGCTCCGGGGGGCTCGGATTGTCGGTTATGGCGGTGCAGAGACAGTTCAATAACTCAGCGGACAACTGAGATATGAACGTAGCCGAGTTTTGTGCCGTCCCGGAAATCTCACCAGTAAGCCCGATGGTGACATCGCTGCTTCCAGTCAACTGTGGAACGGCGATCATCTCGCCGGTAGCTCCGACAGTTACCGCCGACGCCCCGGTTAGCTCAACCACACCCGAAGCCGTGAAGGTAAGGGTGAGCATGTAGCGGTCCTCAACCGCATCACCGGACCAGGTCACCTGAGGCGCCAAGGCCGCTGTTCCGCCATCGGTGCGGTAGCCAGCAAAGCCAACAACTCCGGTACTACCGGTCCCCTGAGGTCCAGCAGTGTTCAGGGCCGTGAAGCTGGCTGACCATACTGGAGTGTTCTGGTTAGCGGAGACGATGCCATGCAGGGCACCAAAAGCAATGACCAATTCCCCGGTGTCGGCCATGATCCCGGTGGAATGGGCAGGGGTGGAGTTGGCTAGTACTCCGTTGGCCTGCGTGGACGCGGTGGCATCGACAGCAAGACACTGATCCCAACGGGACCATTGAACCGCAGTGTTGTGATCACCCGTTGTGGTGATCGTGACAGTGGATCCTTCACCACCAACAGCGAACCGGTAGAAGATATAGGAACCCTGGTTAGTGACCGCCGTAGTCCCGACCAGGAAGCCGGCCGGCGTAGAAACCACTGTGTTGCTGTTGACGCACAGGATGTCCAGGTCACCAACGGCCGGAGCAGACCCCAGATTGCACACATGACCCGCGTTCCCGTCAGCAAACGTGAACGTGTTCTGAGTCAGGAGTGTGGCCGCCATCAGTCAGCAGTGATGTCCAGGGCTCCGACAGCGAACTCAGCCGGCTCCCCAGCCGCCACCACAACCGAGGATCCGAAGGCAGCCCAATGCCACCTCACGGCCGTCCCAGCCGAGTCCCAGATCTCGAATCCCACCACCGTGGCGGCAGGCATGTTGTCGAACCGGACCAGGTTGGTGTTCTGGGCTGGCCCACCTGAGGGAGCGGAGCCGAATGTGACGGACTGTGGGGTGTACGACCCGCCAACCACTTCGGTGCCGGCAGCGGCATCGCTACCGTTCGAGGTCATCAAGCGGACCATGAGCGGCAACGTTGGGGCAGTGGTGCTGTTACCGGTCAGCCAGTTGAGTACGTGCCCCTCGGTGACATTGGTCAAGCTCATGATCATTCCTTAGGGGTACGTGACAGTTCGAGGAAGAGGCGGCCAGTCGGGAGACGCGATGTTCATCTTGCTAGGCAGCCGGTAGGGGTTGAATCTCAAGATCACTTGATCGACAGTCGGGATCCCTGTTAACCCGTCCCTGAGCAGAGCATCGATGTCTGACATGGACACAGACACCCCCTGCCGGGAGATGGAGGTGACCCGCTGCGGGAGCCGGCAGTCTGCCCCTGCGCAGGCTCTGGCCCACTCACAGGCCAGTTCACCGGCTGCCCGCAGCAGAACGTTGGGGACAGGTTGGCCCTTGAAGTATGTGACCTGGAAAAACGTGTCCCCGGAGTCAGTGTTGAAGTCCTGGCATTCTGGCCAGCAGTCACCGTCTGTACGAACTAGCCATTTAGAATCGTCAACACGCCAGGAATCAATCGGAATAATTTCTGAGCCGACGGTGATGCCGGTGGCAGGGATTGAGTAGATCGGGCTGGGCAGGTATACCTGGCACCGGGGCTCACAGCTACAGCAGCCCAGGGTGGTGATGTCGCACCCGGAGCAGTTACGCCACACGCCCCCGAAGATGTACGGCATCCAGGTGCCGGCTGCCCAGTAGTAGCCGTACGGGGCGTTCGTGGCGCTACTGGAGCGGCCACAGGGCCGTACGGTCCGCTCACACAGCCCGAACCGGCGACCGGTGGCGGCCCAGACGGTCAGCGCGCCGTACTCCATGGCGGCATCCTGAAGCGTCTCCGAATAGGTGTCCCACTCGGAGCAGCAGTCGACATTCACATCCCAGTTGCACGGCAGGGAGGGTGCCGAATCAGTGAAGACCATGGCACCCTCCCTGGGTGTGCAGGAGATCTATCAGCCCAGATCCTAACCAGGAGTCAGGCTGTTGAGAGCAGTACAGCCACAGGCCGAGTCGGGCGGTGGCTTCCTGCTCATGAACATACGCATGTGCTGAGTGGACAGGATCGGCGTCAGCAATGCAATGTCCGTCGTGGAGCCGGCTGGGTTGTCGGAGTAGTCCACGAAGTACGGACCAGTCCCCCAGGCGGAGCCGGCACTGGTGCGGGCGTTGACGACGAAGTTGGCGACCCCGTTCTCCAGGGTCATGTCGCCGATTGTGCCCTCCTTGACGAACGGCCACAGGAAGTAGCCGTACTCGGTACCGCCCGTACATGGTACGGACAGGCCACTGAGTCGAGTCCAGCCCTCCAGGGCAAAGTAGGAGCTGGCAGCCGACCCTTCCTGGGTGTTGAAGCCGGTGGCGATGGGCGAGGAGGCATCGTCGTAGACGAGTGGCTCCGCACTCATGATGTTGGCGGCCTCTGGATCCACGTTACAGAGGGTGACCACCAGGTTGATCCACTTCAGGATCGGTGGGTTGGTCTCCCGGACACAGAACTGGCCGTCACCGTTCTTGACGAAGAACTCTTCCCGGTCCTCGTACTCCTTGGTCATTTCCACGGAAATGATGCCGTCGGTAACCACCGTGGAACAGGAACCAGTGACCGGGCGACCACAGGAATCCAGTTGGGTGACTCGGATCCGAGGGATCTTGAAGGGGGTGTAGCAGCGCGAACTCACTTCTTCTTACCCCCCTTCTCCTCCACGGACTGGTACTTCTCGTACCGGTCCCACAGCTCATCCGGGACCACCAGAACCATGTCGGGTCCCTGGGTATCGGTCTTGACTTGCTTCGGGTTGTCCGCCAGGTCCAGCAGGATCCGCGCGACGACCGGATCAAAGTCCACACGCTTACTCATGTCGCTCCTGTCGTGGCGCAGGTTCTTGTTACTTGCGTGGTGAACACGGCGCACTCCACCAGGGCCAGGTACACCCGTTCCGCGATTGCGATCCGTTCGTTGCTGGACTGACGGAACACTTGGTCCAGGTTCGGGATGTGGATTTCCGGGTCCTGCCAGACCAGCACCCGACCGGAGGCGTACATCCACTCAGTCGACCCATCAGCCGGCTGACCCGAGGGACCCGATCCGTCATAGCCCTGTCCGAACACGAACGGGGTACCGAGGCAGGTCTGGAGCCGGCGCCCGGTGGCGTACTGGATCTGGTGAGCCTGCTCCAGGTGAGCCGCCATACCGGGGCGGGCGTGGATCATCCCGCCGACGATGCCGTTGTCAGCTAGAGCTTGTTCCAGAAGCTCTACAGCCTCGGTAGCACAGTCCGCCGGCCCCACGTTCTGAGCGTTGCGGAACAGGCCAGTGATGGCTCCCTGGCCCTGGGCTAGGGTCTGGCCCTGCCATACGCGCCGTTCCACCGCCCGCTGCTCGTGCAGCGACATTCGCACCAGCGCCCGCTGCCGGATCTCCTCCTGGGTGATGCCTACGGCGCCACACAGGAAGCTGGTGATGACCGCGAACGGGCTACCGGACAGGGACGCTTCCATGACATCGAAGGTCTTGGAACCGGAGACAGCCGGGCACGACATGTCGTACAGGTAGACGTTGTTCTCGCACGTATCCGGCATGTACTGGATGCCGCCCCCAACGGCCTCCTCGACCGGGAACGGCATGGGACCCAGGGCAACGTCAAACAGACCGTACGGCCGCTGCGGCGGCGGTGGCGGCTCGATGAACTTCGGGCCGAAGAACGTGGCCACTGGTCTCCTCCTAGCTCAGGTGGCCAATGGGGACCGGTTGCCCGGCCCCCTGGTCACGGCTAGCAGGTCACGTCTCGCTGGAGACCGGTCTTACCGTTCGGGCAAATGGTGATCGTGTAGACACGCGATAGCGGACACATTCGCACCATCGCCCAACCCGTCTCCGTGAAGAGATGGGTGACCTGGTTGGTGGCCAGCTTCGTGCTGTCGTACACCGAGTTCAGGGTGATGACATCCGAAACCGCCCGGACCCAGGTACCGGCCGGGTAGACGATGAACGACAGCTCTGTCGGCAAAGCCGACAGAGCTGTGTCCGAGCCCGGGGAGCCGGAGGCGGCACAGGTGGCGAAAGCGTCCTGCCAGTCGTAGACGTACTGGGCCCGAGCCCCGCGACGAGCGAAGCCCTCCGAGATGGCCGAGTCGGCCAGCATGACCGAATCGCTCCAGCCACCGACGGCGTTGCGCCGTACCCAGTCCGCCCGCATCTGGGCGAGGATCCAGTACGGCATGATGACTTCCAGCGTGGCCGACTGCTGAAGCCGCAGCCGGTACTTGATGTCCACGATGGCCATCTCGACCGCGCTCATGACCTGGCTGACCACGCTCAGGTCGGTGGCCCACGGGGCACCGGAGAGAGTGACAGCGGTCGAGTCGGCGATAACGTCGGCGATCTGCTCCCGGTTGACCTGGTGCGCGTGCGCGGCCAGAGCACCCCGGGTGAAGGTGGCGGTGTACTCCGGGTAGCCCCGGATCGCCAGGATGTTGCCAGTCAGGCACAGGCCCGTGACACCCAGTCGGGTGTCGACGAAGCTGGGGCAGGGGATCTCCAGACACGTCTTCGTCGTGCCGGAGGCGACCTGGGCTTCAGTCAGGTCGAAGAAGCCGGTCGGGCTGGAGCAGGAGCCGCCACCGAAGATCGAATCGAACTCGATGCCGGTGTTGTGCCGGATGCCGCCCCGGCGAGCTTGGACCTCGGGGAAGTCGGCCAGGCCGTCCGTGCTGATCTGGAGGCAGATGCTGTAGTCGGTCTCCGATGGGGCACACCAGCCCTGGGCGGCGACCAGAGAGTCGCGCTCCGGAGCGATGGTGGCCAGCTCCTTCTGCCGGGCTTCGACCGCCCGGAGTAGGGAGCCGCCGGGCAGCCGGCGCTCGTTACCGATCTCCAGCAGCTTGGCGTAGTCGGTCTCATCGCCGTTGACCGAAAATTCGGTCGGGTAGTCCCGGACCAACTGGGCTACCGGGTAGGTCTGTACCGTGCCCTGGCTGCCACTGGGGCGGCGCATGGCACCGTGGGCGAAGGAGCGGGCCTCGAACGCCTTGGCGATGTCCAGCATGCTGTCCAGGTGCTGGCCAGCCTCATAGTTAGGCACGCCGGCAGCAGCCACGAGGGTGCTGTAGACGGGACGAGAGTCCTTCACTGGCATCTGCGGCGGTGGGGCCTTGTCCACGATGTCGCTGAGCTTGACATCGATGACGGCCTCGGAGCCGGAGCTGAAGGTTTGGGCCGGAGCTGGAGCTGGCGGGGGCGGTGGAGTAACGGGGTCGTCGCCTCCGTCGTCGCCGTCATCTGGCTCGTCCGGCTGGGTCTGGAGGGCCGAGAACCGGGTGCCTCGGTCCTGGCGCCGCTTCATTTCATCGGGAACGGAAACCCGGTAGAAGGTCTGAAGCTCCTCCAGGTCATCGAGCTGTTCATCGGTGACACTGTCACGGGAGACGGAAGCAAACAGAGCGTTGTACTCGACCTCTGCCTGCTTGGCTAGGTCAGCAAGGCCACTGGCACTGAACTGACCAAGATCCTCAGGGATCTGGAAATCCATTGGATGGGCCCTTTCGGGAGTCTGAATGCTCGCAACTCCCGGTGCGGCCCACAGCTTTCAGCCACCGGAACAAATATCCGTGTGTAAGGTCCGGCCCACAGCGCAGCAACCTTGATCGAGATAGTAACTACTTTCGGGAGAAATCGCCACCACCGGCACGGGTGATTGCTACCCGTGCCTCATGCTCGCTGTTGACGGTGAGGGTCTGGCCGTCCGGTAGCCGGACCTCGAACTGCTGCATGTTCTGGCCGGTGTTCACCGGATCCGAACTGCCCCCCCGGCACCCGCACATGGGACTCCCCCTCCTACATGAATTGAACCCATAGCCCCACGGTGAGGGCTACCATCCCAAACCAGCCTAAATGAACGTTGGAAGGGTTCCCCCTGGGATATGTCATCCCCGCCAGGATAAACAGAACGATGGCAACGACGAAGCAGATGACCGTGATGAGATCCATGTCAACTCCTATGTCCTAGCTGGCTCACGCATGATGCGGTCCAGTGCGTCCATGGCCTTCCGGATCGCTCGGTCGATCTCCAGCTTCCCTTCCATGCTCTCGTGGCGGTGGTTATACAGTTTTGTCCGTAGCGATTCCATGAGCCGCATAGCCTTTACCCGTTCATTGCTAAACGGACGCTTCATGGCCTCAGTCATCAGCTCCTGAAGCGCGTCCATCTCATTGAACGTGCCACCACTGTCGTTGGGTCGACGGCTGGTGCCTCGAGCCAATGGGATCTTGCTCAGATCTTCCATAAGCTGCCGGATCGGAGCCGGGGTCTCTTCGGGCAGGCTTAATGGAGCCTTGGCCGGGGCGTCCAGTTCTGACACCATCCTGTCAATCTTGCGTCGAGCGCTGGAATCAGCCGGCAGCCGCTGACCAAGTGCCCGTAGTTGATCAATCAACTGCTCCTGGCTGATCTGTCCTCGTGCTGCCCGGGTGGCTAAACGACCAACGACGTTGGCCAGAGCATCTCCGTCTACTTCAAGTTTTTGGTCATCACCCATGGTGCGCAGAGTGGTACCGATGATGCCGTCAGCATGGAACCCGATCTCACCCTGTCCGAAGTCGCCCCATGTGTTTTCAATGATCGGCTTATCGGACATACGAGGGGCCGCAGCTTCTGTGGCCTTGGCTGACTGGACCACCTTCAGCGCTGGCCGTGTTGCCTTAGACGGTCCCCCACCAGCGCCACCGCCCTCAATGACCTTGAGCCGGGCAGCTCGCTGAGCCTGGGTCGTGGCCGGAGCCTCCGGAGCGCTGGGGGTGGCCTTCTTGGCCGGGGTCGATTTCTTGTCCTCCTGCTGTATCAGGGAGGCCACCCGACGCAGGTACTCGGCGTTGGACTTGCGGATGGACCGGAGGCTGTCCCGGTCATGTTCGACCTTGAACCGGCGACCCTCCTCACTCAGGTCAGCCTTGGCTACCTGAGCGGCCCGCTCCCGTAGCTCCCGAGCCACATCTGCGGACGAATCACCGGACCGGAGGCGGCGATCAGCGCGATCCACAGCCGACTGAACGTCACTGAAGTACTCACCCGGTTCAGGGATGTCAGCGTTCCGGGCTCGACGAGCCAGCGGGAGCTTATCGGCGGCGCGCCCCAGGCCACCCTCACCCGAGGCCGACGGTAGCTCCGGCTTGATCCGGTCCAGGATCTTGTTCCGTAGGTCCTGCTTGCTACGGCCCTTGAGCCCACCGAGCTGCTCCCCGACCCGGCGAAGCTCAGGCATCGTCAACCCGTCCAGGGCGGATTCACCCTGCTCCCTGCTCCGGGCCTTGCTTAGTTGGTCCAGGCGCTCGTTAATGAGCCGGGCTTCAGCGCTGTCAGCTCGGGTTTCGGCAGCCTTGACCTCGGGGGTGGCAGCCTTCTTCGCGGGCCGGCGCCGAGTCTTCTTCAGCCGCTCGGCCAGCTCCCGGATCTTGGTGACCTCAGCCTTGACCCGGTCATACTCGGCAGCATTCGCGGCCTTGCGCTCCCCCCTTTCCTCCGGGGTGAGGAGAGAGCTTTCGCTGTGCCAATTGCCCACCTCATAAACGGCTGTGGTCATGCGACTAGTGGCGCGGTCGTCTAGCTCAGATCCGATCTTGGCGGGGGACACCTTCCCCTCATCCATGTCCTTCTGTGCCTCGTCCAGGGTGCGCTTGACCCACGGATCATTCTCATCGAAATCGATCCCAGCCCCGATGGTCCGGACATCCAACTTCTCCCGGTCGGTGGGGATAGTGGGGGCAGCCTTCTTCGCGGCCTTAGCGGCTTTCTTGGCCGGGGCCTTCTTCGGGATCAGGCCACGCTCCCGGGCAACCTTCCCGGCCACCTGGCGGACCAGGTCCTGGAGCATCTCCTCCTTAGTCTCACCCTTCGGCGGGTCCAAGCCCTGCATCCGGGCAGCTTCACGGAGATCGTCCGGGGTGGCCTTCTGGAGCGCTTCGAAGCCTTCCGCATCCAGGTTGACCCGTACCTCAGCGATGGTCGGCTTTTCGTCGCTGAGGTACATCCGCATGAACTTCGACGCCTTCTTCTGCGCGTCGATAGCACTCTGGAGCTTGGCTGCATCAGATTGGAGCCTGGTCCGCTGCTCCGGACTGAGGTCAGGCTGGCGCAGGTTGGCGTCGACCTCGTTCAGGTCCTCCTGGTTGAAGCTGATCTCACCTTCGATGCGGCGGACACCCTCCTCAGGGGTGATCTTCCCGCTGGCTACGTCGTCTCGGATCTCTTTCAGGCTCCGGCCGGCAGCACCGTCAGCATCCAAGTCAGCTGCATCCCAGGCATCACCGAACTCACGCTTACGGGGTTCGTTACTGACGGGGGTCTGCGTACGGTCCCCCTTCACCGATCCCTCAGGGACCACCCGGGCACCACGTTCGGACCGTTCGGCACCAGCCGCCTCCTTGGGGCTGGCTACTTCGACCGTGGCCCGGTCGAGCTGAATGTCCTCGTCACGCCACCTGGTGCTGCTGCCTGGACGGACGATGTGAACCATCGTCCCTTCGGGGATGTCCCCAGCGATGCCCTTGTGCAGGCGCCGATTGAATGGCACCACGTCCCCGGCCTTGCCCTGGAGGGACACATCATCGGCTGCAGTAATCCGGTCGACGAAGGAGCGTGCTCCATCCACATCCCCACGGCCGAGCATCTCGACGATAGCGTCAGCCCACTTAGCGTCGGAACCTTCGGTGCCGAGACGGGCCCTGACCCTGGCACTGATCGCTTCAGCCGACGCTTCGTTAGCAACCAGCTCATCGAACTCTGCTGCCAGCCGTCCGTACTTACGGCCACGATCAATCTTGGCCTGACGGTTACGGGCTACCTCAACGGAGTCCTCTGGAGCCAAGGGGACGGCCTCAGGGCGAGCTTCCGTGAAGCCACGAGTAGCAATGGAGTCACGGCGACTGCCTACCGTCGCCTCAACAATCTCCCGTTGCAGTTCTGGCTTCGTCAGAGTGGTACGGCGCGGGATCTCCAGCTCCTTGGCCATCTCCTGGAGCTGAGCCTTGTTGAAGTCACTGACCATCTCCTGAGCTTGTTCACGGCTCGGAGGGTTCTCTTGGCCACTGAGCCTGGCCAGGGTTTCGGATGGAGTGAGCTTCCGTGCCTCGGCTGAAGCCTCAAGTTCTGGGGCCTGTCCGCCACGGCGAACGTTCATCTTGCCGTTCGGGTTGACCGAGTCGATCAGCTTCCCGTCGGCGTCGTAGAACTGATACCGCCTCGTGGGGGATCGCTCGATGCGTGCAACCTCACGACCGGAGGCTCCCGGCTTTACTCGGGATAATGGACGACTCCCGTCCCGACCGAGAAGGATGGTGTCTCCAACCTGGACAGTTTGCGGACCAATCCGCTCCAGGCGCCCAGGTGCAGCCTCGGGTACGGCGGCCTTGGCTGCCTTCTTGGCTGGGGCCGGAGCCTCAGGTGCCTGTGCCGCTGCCTCTTCCCGACCTCGAATCGCTGCCTTGATCTTGTCCTTTGTCCAGCCACCTCGTGCCGTTACACCACGGCGACCGGCCTCAGCGATCAACTCCTGCTTCGTCATCCGGTCCAGGTCATCACCCGGAGCCTCCGGTGCAGCCTTCTTGGCCGTCTTTTTGCCGGGAGGACCAGCTTTCCGCACCCGCTGTACTGCCTCTTCTACCGCACGCCGGTCTCCTTCCGGCATGTCGGCCAGGATCTGGTCCCGCACCTCTGGGTTCATCCGGTCCAGGAGGTGAGTGGCAACCCGGTCCTCTGTACTGACCCTTTTTGCCGCCTTCTTCGGAGCCTCTACCGGCACCTCCCCCCGCTGCCGGCCACGACTGGGCCGGGCACCGAGGATGGCCAGAATCATCTCAGAGCGTGGCTCCTTGGGTCCGAAGCCGAGGTTGTTGCGTTCCCCCATCTCCCGTAGCTGAGCATTGGTTGGCCGCTTACCGTTGAACAGGCCCTTTATCTCCTGCTCAGGGGTTAGTTCAGCAGGAGGAACCACCGGCGCTGCCATCTTCGCCGGAGCCTTCTTGGCCACCGGAGCAGGCGCCTTCGGTGCCTCACCACGTCGCCGTGCCAAGATCTCATCGGCCGTCCCGACAATCCGCTGTTCCTCTTCGTTACGCTCGTTACCCCGGAACTGCTGGGCCCGAGCAATGACGCGGTTCTCCTGGTCCCGGCTCATGCCAGACTTCTTGGCCGGCGCCTTCACTGGTGTCGGAGTCGGAGCCGCCTCTGGAGCCGTTGCCTTCCCGGCCTTGGCTGCCTTCTTGCGCTCGTCCAGCTCCTGCATCTGAGACTTGGCAACCTTTGGCAGCCCAGCCTCAGTGCGTGGTACCGCCTTACCCGGCGCCTGCTTCGTCTCAGGCTGCTCCAGTCCGTACTCTCGCTTGATCACATCCGAGAGCTGGCGCAGGTCCTCAGCATCCGGATCCCCAGCGGCGTCTAGATCTGCCGCATCCCGGTCCAACTCCCGGACCGCGTCAATCGGATCTTTCCGTCCGGAGACGACGCCTTCGTAAGCCTCGTTGAACCGCCTCCGGTTGGGGCCGGCGGCCGGAGACGGAACACCTGCATCACGGACAGCGCGGCGCAGGTCCACAGAGCGAGTCGTTGCTGTCGGAGCCTCCGGGGCGCCGGGGGCCGCCGGTTGGCCACCGGGACCTGTCGCCGGACGCGGCTCCCCGCCGATGGACGGGGCATGGATTGGCTCGGTGCGAGGTTGGACGCCAGCCTGTTGCTGTAGCTGTTCAACGCGCCGCCGTTCTGCTTCCTGCATCGGGGACGGGGTGACTGGGGTTTTGGCCGCCTCAGCCGCAGCCTCGGCTCGGGCCTGCTCATCAGCAGCCTCCTGCTCATCATCTGGCCGCTTCTCGAACTTCCCCAGTCGTTGGCCCGTTTCGCGGATGCTGGCTTCCCGCTCCTTCGACGGGCGCCGTCCTTCACCGATGGGTCCAGCGATCGGTTCTGGCGTCTTGTGTCGGCCGGACGAGTCGGCCGTGACGAACATGGTCCAGCCACCGACACCATCAGGCTCCACTTTGGTCACCCGAAGTGGCTGGTCCCGATCAAGGAAGATGGTGGAGTCTTCCGGACCAGCGGCCGGAACGACGACCTTGGTGCCCTTCTTGGCAGCGATGACCATCCGGACACTGCCAGCCGGCTGCGTCCCTTCCACGCCACCGATGGTGGTGAGGCTGTAGCCCCGGTCGGCGATGAGCTTTCCGGCCATCTCCCGGATCCCAGGGTCGGCATCTGAGCTGGTGCCGGCTGCGGTCTGTGGGGTGTACCCGAAGGAATCCACACCCACGACCCGGGTGAGGATTACATCGTCTGGCAACTCGGTGGCCGACCGGTCCATCATCTGCACGAACCGTTGTGTCGACGGCTCGTCTATGACCCCGTCGCGGAGGTCGGCGTTGGTGGCACCCAGGTCGCTACGGAGGCGGAGGTGGTCAGCTCGACCCATCCGGCCCCGACCCTGACGGGAAGCAATGTTCGTCAGGTACTGATTGGACTGTCGCTTGTTCTGGAACATGCGGGGCCGGAAGCTGGCCAAGAAGTCCAAGACTCCCTGGATGAGGCTCTTGGCCATTCCGGCCTTACGGATCCAGCGACCATCAGGGCCACGAGGGTGGAGTAACTCCTCCTTCGTGCCCCACGAGTCGCCGATCCCGGGCATGGGTTACGGACGCTTCAGGCCGCAGGTAATAGGAAAGATCTTGGTACTTTTCTTGCCACCGTACCCTCCGGCTCCATGCATGCCATCGCCGCGACGGATCATTGCTGCACCTCGGATTCAGTAGGGGAGGTGGCACCGGCCGGGGGAGTAGTTTGCTGGCGATCTGCGCCAGGAACCACTTCCGCCCCTCCGGCCGGCTCCTCGATGATAGAGAAACGGGCATCCATCTGCATTTGCATCAGGGTCTCCGGGTCTGGTGGCCAAGGCTGGTCAGACATCCCAGCTTCGGGGGCCGGAGCCTGCTCCGGGGTGACCGGGGGAGAGGCCACAGTGGAACTCGGAGCAGGCTCCGGCGGCTGTGCCGCAGCGGTCAAGGCACTGAACCGCTCCATCCGGGCCCGCTCAGCATAGATCTGCTCGTCCTCCAGCAGATCCGCCAGACGCTCAGCTCGTTCCTGCTGAGCCTGGTCATCCTGGATGGTGGCGAACACCTGCTCCACGGTCTCCCGGATGAAGCGGCCAAGGTCCAGGTCGGGAGTAACACCAGTCGGAGGCTCCTGGACCTTGGCCGGCTCCAGGGTACCGGCGGCCACCAGAGCTAGCTGATCCTCGCCATCCATGGCGTAGACCGGGAAGGCTGGGACGTTGACCGCCAGTGCGGCAGTCAACTCCAGGTTGTCCCCTACTCGGCGCCAGTCCCCAGAAATGGGGGAACGACGCAGCTTGGCCACCTTCGCCGGGGTCATCTCGGGGACGACTGCCCCAGCCACCCAGACTCCGAAGTTGCCGTCGCTGGCTCGGATGACGGCGGCCTCGTCTCCGGTGTTGTCGTAGTGGATGGCGGCGGCGGTGTACCCAAGGCTGATGTCAGCGTGGCGAGTGTCCATGACAATTTTGCCAACTCGGACTGGATCTCCTTCAGCCGTGTAGACAGTTCCCAGATGAAATGGCTCATAGCCTTTACGCGACTTAGGGGCAAGGACACATTCTCTTCCGGCGAAGTCACGGTGGCACTCTCCCCAGGCAGCGATGTGACCGAACACCTGACCTTCAGGGGTGACGGTCAGGGGGGTTCGACTGGGCAGTTCCGGCTTACTGAACCAGGCCGCTGGCGGCTCCACCGGGTACATGGTCATGCTGTACTCCCCATTCTCATCCCGGCGCCGCTTCTTCTTCCGCATGTTTGAACCGTTGGCCGACATCTCGGAATCAGAGATCTCGATGCCGGCCTTCTTGGCCGCCGCCTTGATCCGACCCTTGATCGCCTCAACCTGCTCGTCCGTGTAATCAGTCTGATTCTTCGGCATGTTGATGTACGACCAAGCGGCCCGAATGTGGTCCGGCGTGTCGATCGGGTAGCGTTTCCGGTTGTCCCGGTAGCCAGGGTCGGCGTACTTCACGTCCCCGTACGGCTCTGTAGCGGCATAGGTGTCGGCAGACATCTGGACTCCTGGCTGAGCAGACCGGTCCCAGGGGGCACGGATGGAGGCGTCGTTGAACTCCCGGGCCATCTCCGGGTAGATCTCACTGATCACATTGCGCAGGTCAGCCCGGTCGGCTTCGTCGATTCCGGGCAGGCCACCATGGGCACCGGACAGCAGAGCTGCCGCTGCGTAGATAGCGTGGTAGATGAGGGTCAGGTCCCCATTGATGACATCTCCTACCGGTAGCCGGTAGGAGGTCGGGTCCGTCGGGGGGAGGTTCGGGTCGTACCACATGAATGCGCGCCGGAGCTTATCGACGTCAGCACCCTGGGCACCGACGTTGGCCCACGCAGTGATCCGCTTGACCGCGTCGTCATTGTCAAAGACCGCATCACGAGGTGCCAGGGGTAGCCCCCGCCATCCGGATGAGTTGACCGTGAATGACGCACCCGAAGCCAGAATCGCTGGCGCTGCGTCTGCGCAACCACAGTCATCCCCACCAGATACCTCCATCATGTCCGGGTCGTCGTCGGGCCAGTCCCCATCGGCGTCGAACACGTACATACGCATGGCGGAGAAGGCCGGGATGGGGACCAGGGTCGCCCCACCGATGGTGAACTCGGACATGTGGGTGGCCCCGGTCTCCGGGTTCAGCATGCCCACGATGCGCCCCCCCGGGTCCACACTGGTCCCGGCGACCCCCATCTCGGTCAGGTGCCGAGCCTTCTTCACATCCGGGATGATCTCCTCGTCCAGGAAGTCGCCCCAGGCCCACGCATACTCCAGTCCAGTGTGGTCAGGACCGTAGACAATGCCGAGTTGACGGCCGACGGTGACGGCACCCTCATGCCCGGGGGCGACCCGCTCCCGCCAGTCCAGGGGCAGCGGCAGCATCCGGTGCCGGAGCGCTCCCGGTTCGAAGACTCGGATACGGCTCGGCTCCTGGGTGGGACGACCGACCGGGGCCAGGGGGCCGGCCCAGGTGTACTGGCCCAGCTTGGGCTGCTTGTCCATTAGCTCCTGGGCCGCCACCAGGGCGTCCCGATCAGTGATCATCAGCCCGGCACTGAAGGTGATACTTGCTTCCCCCGGGTGCCCCTTGCCTGGAGGTGCGCCCAAAGCCTTCTGGTGCAGAATGTTGCACAGCCCTTGCGGGTTCTTAGGAAAGTACTTACGTAGGTTGCGTACGCAGCGGTTGAAATCGTGCGGCACTCCCCAGCGGATCTTGGCGGCACCTTTACCGGTGAGCCAGTAGCGCTGAAGCTGGAGCGGCATCCCCCGTGCTGGGTTGGGATCGACCATCACCGCCCCCTCTCGTCCATGATCACCAGATCACAGCGACAGTTAATCACCGTCTCGGGTGGTCCCATTGGATCACCCGGGTACTGAATAGGGAAGCCATCCACGTAGTACGGCATGAATAGCGCCTGCACCTGTCCGTCTACAGCTCGGTGGGAGGCGCGCACCCGCATGTCGTGCTCTGTGTCCCAGCGCTTCTGCAACACCCTTCCGGTAACTCGGGACTGCTCAAGTCCGGCGGCAAGGGTACCTGCGCCATAAGCCCGAGTAACTTCTGTCTGGGCGATAACCCGGGCTCGATTTGGCCATCTTTCGGACCCGCTATATTCCAGTACTCTGTCCACTCTTTCTGCAACTCGTTCACTGTCGGACCCCTCGTTGACTGCATCGGTTATCTCGGCGAAGACGAGGTTGTAAACCTCGTCAGGAATCCGAACCAGGAAGTTCTCGGTCTGGGCTAATTGACTCATCAGGAAGGCGTGCCTGGACACCGGTGGCACGTCCGTAGCCTCTGACCAGGCGCCCATGGCTATCTGACCGATGGTTGTCATGATCGTTTCGACTTCCTGATCCCAGGCGGCCTGAACTCGGAAAACTGCTGTCGCGTCTGGCTGCATGCGAAACCGGCGAAATGGCGCCATGACCACGGCCCGAGCTTGCTGAAGCCACCGGGACAACGCTCCACCCACCACACCCGCCAGGTGCCTTTCGTCTTGCTCACGACTTGGCATCCATGAGTCCTTGATGAGTCAAATATTGAGCCAGCAAGTTTACGTGGTGTGGTTGTTCCTGTACTAAGAGTGTTGTGCAGTAGTCCTGGAGAGCGAACTGGAGCTTGGCGGTATCCATCTCCGGGTCCACCGCCTCAGCTAGGACGGAGAGATGGTCCCACGATCCATCCAGCAGTCGGCCGGCATGATCCGTCCCGCCCACCCGGATCCTGGTGTGTAGTTCATACGGGGGGACATCCGGCCATCGGTCTCGGGAGTGTCGATCCAGCAGCCGCTTCCCGGCCCTCTCCAGCGCCCGCAGCACGGTGGCGTTGGCCACCACGAACATGTTCATGGAGGTGGGCACGGCAGCCAGCGGGACCACCGCCGACGCCGTTATCCCAGCCGGGGCCGGCGGTGGACCACTCAGAGCATTCTGAGCTTCGGAGGGACCTACCGGCATCGGCCCACCAGGTGTTTCAGAGATGCCCGTGGGGGGTGGTGGTGGAGGAGGCGGTCCAGCGCCGGGCTGGCCTGGTTGCTGGACGGTCACCACGGTGTCCGGTGGGAGAATGTCAGGGGTGTACCCAGCGACTTCGCGGACCTTAGGGATCTGGAACAGGTTGGGGTCCCGCAGCATCAGTTCCCGGGTGAAGTTGCGCAGGTCCTCCTCATCTTCGGGGGCGTCGCTGATCTTGTAGTTACCGGCCAGCAGCACTGTTTCACGTGAAACAATGCCCTTGTCGTACAGCTCCAGGCTGTCCTTCAGCCGCTCGGGGCGGACCGTTAGCGGAGAAGTGTCGTACCAGAAGACGTACCGTTCGGCATCTTCCTTGATCGTCTTCAGGGCTGGTTGTAGGTAGGCCGTGGTCAACGCGTCACAGATTCTGGTCATCAACGGCACGATGTGCACGTTGATCTGACCCTCCATGATCTGCCAGGCACCCCAGTGATTGGCCTCTCCGGCTCCGGACAAGATGGATGGTTCGATGTCCATGGCCAGGGCAAACCTGCGGATGGCCTCCGACCTAAGATCCAGAGCTTGCTTGGACAGCTCGCTGCTGAACTGGATTAGGTCAATTTTCCCCAGAGCTTCCAGGGGCATTTCCACGAACGTGGGAACGACACCAGCGGCCGTACCCTCACCTTTAAGGGAAGCTGAGCCCGTCTCCAGGAGACGTTGTGTCAATGCCTCGGCCCCAGAAAGTTCTGGATCTTCATCCGGGAAGGAAACATCCTTAGGAATGGGCAGCAGGCCGGCACTCACCAGCCGGGAGTCGATTTGAGCGAAGACGTAGCGGGTGAGCCGTTCGATCTCCCAGAGCATGGGGAGGGCGGCATGAGTAGGACTGTCAGCCCAGAGGTTTCGTCTGGGGTGTGGAGTCCATACGCGGATTACGAGGTCTTTGCCAGGGTTGAGGTGTTCCTTCGAGCCGTCCGGGTTGAGCTGGATGATGTTGCTACCCCAACGCTTAAGTTCGCTCGTCGACACCACATACCACTCGTCCGACTCCGGATCGTCGGTACTGCGGCCGACTATGAAGCAGTCACCCGCAATAGTGAGGTTGATCCCCAGCATGCGAAGGGCTTCAGCCTTAGCTGGAGGTCCGCCGAACAGGGTGTCCGCGAGGCCAGCGACCTTCTTCTTCGTTACCTCTTTCTGGACACGCCCGTTGTCGTCCACCTCGGCGACATAGATACGGACGCGCGAGCAGGCAGATCCGATCCAGTTGGAGACGAAACGTAGCTCCCCGACAATGTCGTAGAGACGCCAGGCCTCGGTTTGCCAGGTGTCATCCCCGAACTTGTACGTACGCCAGCCGAGCCCATCCATCTTGATCCGGGCGGCTGAGGCGACCAGGCTCCGCGATGTTTCACGTGAAACATCAGAGATCAACTCCGGAGTCTTGGCTCGTCTACTGAGGCGCACTGTTACCCCTTGTCAAGGAGGAGGCCGGTAATCATGGACGCGGCCGGGATTGAGAGGGGAGCAATGACCCAGATGGAGGGCCACAGGGCGGCGACAGGCATGATCAGTATGCCGATCCAGATACTCATGCACCAGGGGCACGTGATCAGATAACTTTGCCAGGAGGTATCGCCCCATTTTTGGAGCGTCCAACGGCGAAATCCGATAAACAGTTGATCATCAACTACCAGTCGTGTCAGGCGGGCAACAGCTAAAGTCGCCACAATCAACGACACGACCAACATCATGCGCATAGCGTAAAGGTCAAAGTACGTCAAGAGCTACGGGCGCCACGAATCGGATGTTTGCCCCAGGCATCCCTGTCGAGGTAGGGTACGGAGACAGGTCTACCCGTCCCGTGTCGTCTCGACTTGTCTGGCCGAGCCCGATCCAAAACTGCCCCATCCGACTATCCCCTTCTGCGCGTCACGACCCGAAACGACTGGTCAGTACGGACCACCCCTCTATCGTCGACTCATCTCGCCAGGACAGTTCAGAGCCGTTCGCCACTTTCCGTCTCGACTTGTCAGTTCCCCTCATTTCCTCTCCGCTTCATCTCCTATCTACATCAATCGATTGAGGTCATAGAGACTCTGGTCCAGACGAAAGTCATATTGGCTCGGATCACTGACCCGCATCTGCCGCTTCTCCCCCGCCAGGAGGTGAATGGAGGCATGGACCAGTGCATCCATACGGTCGGGACTCTCTCTGGTACTGGTCGGGTCGTACAGAACCATCTGGTTCTCCAGGTCGTCCCAGTTGCCAACCATGTGGAGACGACCCTGTTCACACCGCATAGCCACCGGCTCGGCACGAGTCTTTTTGCCGTGTCGGGCATGGACCGGCTTCATGGCGGGGGATGATCCGCGAGGAAAGATTCCCTGCTCTATCAGCTCGTAGTAGGCATCCTGGAGAACTTCTTGCAGGTAACGCTTGCCCAGGTTCTCCTCATACACCAGCAGGTCCGCCTGGTAGCGAGCCACCGTTTTCCAGGCAGCCAAAGCGGCATGACGCCCCGAGTCGGGGACGCTATGGTCCCCAAGCACGTACTGGTGATTATCTGCGGTCCGACAGACCACGACGAGGCCGGTCTGTGCCTCCTCACCAGTGAGGTTCGGGTCCATGCCCACGACTGTGGTCACGATCTCACCGGGGTCGGGTGGCGCATTGACCCGGTGCTTGACGATGTCCATGCGCTTGAACAGTCCACCGGAGGCCAGCTCCAGGAGCTTGCCATACAGCTCCTGTTCCCCCAGGGAGGTGCCGTGGTATCGGATCTTCAACTCACGCAGAGCGTGCTTGGATAGGTTGGTGGCGTTGTCGAAGGTGGATCCGGTGATGACGTGAACGGTCCCGTCGTCCCTGGCCAGCCACTCAATCAGGAGCTTGATCGGCTTCGGGGTTGTGGTGACGAAGGCACGTGGATGATCGTCAAGAAGGTCGGCACGCAGAGCTGGCAGGAGACCCTCGTACCATGTCTCATACGGCTTAATCCACTTGGCGAGTTCGTCACAGAGCACACCCGAAGCGTTGTACCCACGACCCGTATCCGGGTCATCGGCCCCCTCCAGATAGATCTTCGCCCCGTCCGGGAATAGGATCATCGGCCGGGGACTCTGCTTGTATCGGTGATCTACCTTTCTCCTGGACAGGACGTTGAGGATCCCGCTGGGGCCCTCGGCATTGATAGTCCTTGCATCGGCCAAGGTGTCGGCAACTACCAGCCATTCGGTAGGGACCCCCGATCGGTCAAAGGGATGCTTCAGCACCCGCTCTACAATCCACTCGGATCCCGCCCTGGACTTTCCGGCGCCTCGACCGGCCATGTAGAGGTAGACAAGTTCTGGACCCTGGGGCGGGATCTGCTCGGGTCGAGCGACGTACCACCACTCGCCCCGGTTCATCTCGGCCAGAACCTCGTCCGGCAACGTACGGATGTAGGTCTCCCGGACATCGTTAGGTAGACCGGCGATCCGTTGTGCTATGGACAACCCCATGCGATCATGATAAGTGCGCGCCAACGCAAAGAAGCCCCGTAAGCAGTCATAGCCTACGGGGCTTCTCTTCCGTACAGGACCGCCCAGTCCTCACGGGATTGTCTCACGTATTCGGTTGTGTAGGTCCCAGGTCCCGAGTGATGAAGGCTGAAGTGATTCCAGAAGCTGGAATTGAACCAGCAACCTTCGGTTCCTTATACCGACGTCCTACCATTGGACGACTCTGGGTGCGTGTAAGCATTCATTGGCTGGAACCCGGAACGATCTTCACTATACCCCATCCCTCCCTGTGTCGCAAACCACGATAGACTTGGGCCGGACATCCCCGCCCTAAGCCTCCCTTTGGTCCCCACGGGCGGGGATGTTCCGTTTCTGTCGGCCCCCCCTACTACTGTGTTGCTCATCGGTGATGCAGGAAGGGAGGTCTGGCCATCAATGAACAAACTCAGACATTTGGAGCATGTCACCGTGTCGATGAGTACCGAAGAGGCAGTCCAACTCGGTCAGGACGTTATAGACGATGGCCGGTTAAAGGACCTTCGTGAGCAACTGGGCCTGACCAGGTTCGCCATGGCCGAGCTGCTCCAGGTGGCCTGGCCCACCTACGCCAACTGGGAGAAGCGCCCGGTCCGGCTACGGAAGCTGACCGCCGCCAGGGTGGGCCGCTTCTACAAAACTGCCACCCTGGAGCTTGGTATCCTGCGTGATCACCAGATCGACATCCGGAACATGGTGCCGTTCCATGTCGTGGCTACGTTCCTGGGCATACCTCAGGAACAACTGCTCTACCGCTACCGGAACGGCGAGTTTGAAGCCACAGATCTTGGCATCTTGGGCCTTTGGATGTTCCAGTCCGACGTAGACGAGCTGAGGTCATGAGATGTCTGATCTGTGGAACGATCATGGATTCAGTCAACGCCGGCTTCGGAACTCACCCGAACTGTGACATGAAACTACTGCCGGTAACCGAAGACGAGGATCCTTTCATCACCCTGCTCAAGGACCAGATCATCACCATGGTCAAGTGGGCTGAGCAACAGAACCCCAGGTCCAAGCAGGTCCTGATGGGGCCGTCGGAGATCGGGACCATGTGCGACCGCCGGATCGGGTACCGACTGGCCCAGATACCTGCATGCAACACGGGCTTTGACGGGTGGCCGGCCATCGTAGGTACGGCGATACACAGTTGGATGGACCAAGCGGTCACGTCCTGGATGGAGTCGCATGCCCAGTGGGACTGGTTCACTGAGCAGACCCTCACGATCAACCAGTTCATTGAGGGGCACGCGGACCTGTACTCCAAGGAACATCGCTCAGTGATCGACTACAAGACTGTCGGTCCTGACGTGATGAAGAAGATCCGCAGGGACGGGCCGCCGCTGGGTTACCAGATCCAGACCCACATTTACGGCTACGGGTTCGAGCAACAGAACCACCCGGTGGACAGGGTCTGTCTTGTTTTCCTGCCCCGCGCTGGCTGGCTCAAGGACATGTACGTCTGGTGTGCGCGGTACAGCCAGGAGATCGCGTTGACGGCTATCCGCCGAACCCACCTGATCGCCCAGCAGATCCTGCAAATCGACGCATTGACGTATCCAGATAAATGGAATGATGTAGAAGCTGTCCCGTCGAACGAGTGCGGGTTCTGCCCGTGGTATAACCCAGGACGGGAAAATCATGGCGCAGATGACCAAGGTTGCCCAGGGAGGTGAAAACATGACCCTAGACGAACAGTGGGTTTCAGAGATGGCAAAACTCTTCCGTGACCGCGACCACGCTCGACAGATGCTGGACCGGTGGACAAAGAAGGTCGAGGAGGCAGAAGCGGCCATCATCGCACTCAAGGTGCAACAGGATAATCCGCCCGAGGCCACAGAGCCGACACCAGAACCAACTGAACCAGCGCCAGTCGCCTAAGGAGACAGAACAATGCCATTCGCCGAACCAGAGAAAGCTGGCGGCCCGTATGCAGCCGAGCTGGTCAACCACCTGCTCATGGTCTGGGCGGTTGACTACCTCGACGATGTCCCCAGCAAGTTCAGTCGTGCTGGGGGGCAGTCCGATGTCATCGTTGTGGATCTTGTAGATCTGGACGTGATCGATGAGTTCACCGGGGAACCAGGGCAATTGTCCCGAGGTGCTTGGTGGCGTCCGGGTCGACTGATCGGTTCCCTGAAGCGTCGACTCGGCTCCAAGGATCCGGTGCTGGCGTGGATGCGGCTGGGGGTTGCATCCACAGGGTTCAATGCACCGTACGAACTGGTGAGCGCCACCGGAGATCCCAGCGCTCGGGCTCGGGCCACAGCCTGGCTGGACGCTAACCCCGACTTCCAACCCACCGGATTCGACCTGCCCCGGTCGCGGGGGTTCAGTCAGGCAGCAGCGCCACCCGCACAAGCGGAAAACCCTAACCCTCAACCTGAGGTTGAGAGTCAGCGGATACGCAGTGACCTGGAGCGAATGGCTCAGCAGGCCCAGCGAGGGGCGGAACGGCTGCCAGAACCACGGCCGGAACGGTTCCCTTACTGAGTTAACAGGCCCCGGGCTGCATTACCCGGGGCCTGACTCAACTGCTGCTCTGAGGAGCATGGAAGATGCTACTGCACCGTGGGGGGAGGAGCAGACGTGTCAGGCAGTGTGGGCCGGACGGTTCTGACGTGACGAGTCGAGCAGATTGGGTTCGTCTCGGGATGACATGTCGGTAATGAACCGAAGAGGGTGGCCAAGACTCGGCTTGACGTGTCGAAACGGTTGGAGTGACACGAGGTAACAAGTCGTGCCCCCTGGACCGGGCCAACCAATGGTGGCATCATGTTGCCCACCAAGCTCACCATCAGTGGGCCCGGTCTCTTGCGAGGGCCAGGTATAGCCCGGTCCACTAGGGACCTCCCCCTCCTGAAGAGTCAGGTGCCCCCTGAGTAATCAGGTGCTCCTCGAAGGGTCAGGTGCAAGCCCGGTCTCCCGTAGGGGACCCCTCCCGGAGGGTTGGATATGACATTAGCAGATGTTGCCAGGACGTGGCGAAACAGTGGTGTATCTGTAGTCCCCATCAAGTCGAACAAGACGAAGCGTCCAGCCGTCCGGTGGGCTGAATATCAAGTTGAAGTTCCGACCTTGAACCAGGTCGACGAATGGTGGTCGAACGGCAAGTCCTACGGCCTGGCCCTGATCTGCGGCTCAGTCTCCGGGAACCTGGAGATGACTGAAATCGAGGGCCGCGCCTGCGACGGCGAATCCATGACAGAGATCCAGAACCGTATGGACGAGCTGGGCGTGGGTGAGGTCTGGAACTTGCTGACCGGGCCGTACGGCTACTCGGAGATGAGTCCATCTGGCGGCCTGCACCTTCTGTACCGGATCTCTGATCACCCGGTCCCGGGAAACACGAAGATTGCTCAGCGCGCTGATGAGGACCCGACCAAGCGCCTGGTCCTGGCCGAGACCCGGGGGGAAGGCGGCTACGTCATCGTGGCCCCCACATCCGGGCTCTGTCACCCTACCGGCGAGGCCTGGGTGATCCTCTCCGGCGAGTACGGAGCCCTCCCTACGGTAGACTGGGAGGACCGGTGCAGGATTCATGAAGCACTGCGCCTCGCACTCGACGAATCAGCCCAATCTCTAACCGCATCAAGCCTCATCCCTACCGACATCGCGAATCATGTCCTACCCAATCAGCTCGACGGACCGCACCTGGCCCGTTCCTTACGTCTCCACGCCGACAACTCAGTGCCGGACTGGTCAGTTCTCACTCACTCCGACGTATCCCCACGACCCGTCTCCGACGCCGACTCACCCTTCCACGCCCCCTCACGGCCGTCCTCCTCCCTGACCCCCGGGGATCATTTCGAAGCGGTCACTGACTGGGCAGAGATTCTTGAACCCCAAGGCTGGCATGCCGCCGGCAGACAGGGACCGGAACGTCTTTGGACCCGTCCCGGTAAGAACCCCCGTGAGGGCCACTCGGCCACCACGGGGTACCGGGACGACCGGGACCGGATGTTCGTCTTCAGTACGTCCACGTCCCTGCCGCATGAAGAACCTCTGACTAAGTTCGCGGTCTACGCCCACCTGAACCATGGCGGGGACTTCCATGTGGCCGCTCGTGAGCTACGCCGGTTGGGCTTCGGCGAGCCGTCCCGAGCCTTGGACGTGCTCCATCATGAACCACAGGCGGAGGCCGACCCTGGCTACCAACCCAACGACGCCGGCAACGCTCGTTACCTGGCGGACCGGGTCCGGGGCCGGTACTTGTACCTGGCGGAGGAGAAAGAGTTCGTTCGGTGGGACGGATCGTGTTGGCGTCGTGACCAACGGTTCATGTTAGAGAACGAGTTCACAGAAATGGCCTTGGCCAGGTCCGTACGAGCCCGGGAGCTTGGTGACGAGTCTGGCGCTAAGTGGTGGATGCGAGCTGGCAACCGGTCACGGGCAGAGGCAGCAGTCAAAAGTCTGCGGGCTATTCCAGGGTTCACGGTCACAGTGGACGAGATGGACCACGACCGGAACCTGCTGAACCTGGCCAACGGCACCTACGATCTCACGTCTCACGAATTGCTGCCGCACAACCCTAATCAGTTGATGACCAGAACCATGGGCGCCTCCTACGACCCACGGGCAACCTGCCCACAGTTCGAAGGGTTCATGGAGCGCGTACTGCCAGACCCAGGCATGAGGTCGTACGTGCAGCGGGCGCTGGGCTACAGCCTGCTGGGGGAAGCAGATCAGCGCTCCCTGTTCCTGGTCTGTGGCCCGTCGGGGACTGGTAAGTCCACGCTGATGGCCACGATGGAGCTGCTGTTTGGTGATTATGGTGTACCGGCCCCATCGGGTACGCTGCGCGCCCGGGGATCTGAGGGATCCAGCCCATCGAATGATTTACATATGTTGCGGGGCAAGCGGTTCGTATCCACCTCGGAGACAAATGAGCACACCGCCTACAATGAGGACTTGATCAAACGGCTAACCGGCCGCGACCAGATCCAGTCCCGCGAGCTGTACCAGAAGTTCCAGAGTTGGGCACCTCGGTGCACGATCTGGTTGGCCACGAACCATCCACCCCGTTTCAGTTCTGACGACGATGCGATCTGGCGCCGTGCCAAGATCATACCTTTTACTACGGTCCTACTGGGCGAAGGGGAGATTTCGGACTACGCCCACAAGATCCTGGCCAAGGAATTGAACGGGATCTTGAACTGGCTGCTCGTTGGCCTCCGGGACTACCAGGTCCATGGCCTCCAGGAGCCTGAGCATGTCCAGGGCTCCGTGCGCGAGGTGCGCCTCCAGTCCGATCCGGTGGCCAGGTTCCTGGAGGAGAAGGTCAACGACTCGATCTTGATCGTCGACCCAGGCCAGCAGATCCGTACCTCCGACCTGTACTCCATGTACATGGAGTGGGCCAAGATGGCCGGGGAACGCCCCCTCGGCAACCGTCGGTTCAGCCACCGGATCCTGTACGCCTCCCAGGATATCGATCAGGTCCGGTTCAACGGGACCACGTTCTGGCGAGGACTGGGCAGGGCGACTGGGGTCGGGGTGCTGGGGATGATCCCGGCAATCCTCAGCTAGAGTTTGACCCTACCCCTCCCTGTGGTATGCTTCGGTGTACAAGCACGACCGAAGGGAGACCTATGGCTAAGCGCGTCGCCATCGACCTGATCGTCACCGACCGGGTCCTAACCCCCGGCGACGATCTACAAGAACTCATGGCAAGCATCAAAGAACATGGCGTCGAGATACCACCTCTGGTCACTCAAGACCTTGAGCTGATTGATGGTCTTCGACGCATAGAGACACTACGGGCCCTCGGTGAGACCGAGATTGTTGTGTCCCCCACGTTCATGTACCCCAGGGCCTGTGACCAGCTCAAACAGGCTCGTGAACATGGCGTAGCTGCATTGCCTTTGACCCCCCAGCGCATCTGGGAGATCTACAACGCTATGCAGCCGCTGCTCATCATCACCAAGGCACATAACCAGCGCGGTAAGCCAAGAGCGGAGGGAACGACACGCGAATCAGCCGGAGGTGCCGACCTACTGTCCAATGCGCTAGGCATGGCGTCACCAGGACAACTAGCGGCACTGGTCTACACCTACCGAGCCCTTCAGGACCCGGTCCGAGCAACTCGGGCGGCCGAGGCCATCGACATGATGACTCAAGGCAAATTGACTGGTTACGGTGCTGCTGAATACACCAGAAAGACCATTGGCCTCACTGGTGACATCGTGTCCTTGACCCAGCAACAGGAAGCCCTGTCGTCGGCTGTTGCCTCCCTCAACGGAACAGTTGCCGCGCTGCGTCGTCTTGGTCCACTGAATAGGAAGTTCAAGAAGGAGGAGGCAGAAGCGAAGCGCTCCGAGCTACTTCTGGTGCGCACCAAACTCAATGCGTTCATTAAACTGCTTACTGAGGAGATCAACAACAAATGACCCAAACACTGGAACAGACCTACACGGTCGAGAAACTGAAGGCTGCCGATCTTCTGGTCGACAAGAGAGTGCAGCGTGACGAGATCCAGGCCAGGAAGGTCGACAACATCGTCAAGGCCTTCAACGCTGATGCCCTGGGCGTGATCCACGTGTCCCGGCGTATCGACGGTGACTATGTCATCGATGGATGGCACCGGAAGGAAGTAGTCATCCGGGTTACCGACGGTACCGGGGAGATCACCGCCCACGTGTACAAGGGCCTGACCCTGGCCCAGGAAGCGCAAATGTTCCTGGACCTGAACTACGCCAACCAGCCCAGTCCCCTGGAGAAGCACAAGGCCAGGGTTTCCGCCGAGGACGAGCAGGCCCTGCGTATCGAGGCTAGCGTCCATGCCTACGGCTGGGCCGTCCACCCGCATGCGGCCACCGGCCACGTCAACGCGATCAACAAGCTGTACCGGCTCGATGAGATCTCTCAGAATGCTCCTGGTGGGCCGAAGGAGCCGAGCCTGCTCCAGTTGGTATTCCTGACCATCACCAGGGCTTGGAGCACGGATCGTTACGGCTCTCAGGCAGTCCTCCTGGAGGGTCTGGGGGCACTGTTCAATGAGCACGGCTCCAAGATCGACGTGGATCACCTGGTCGACCGGCTGAAGAACTACAAGGGCGGTGCCCGCAAGCTGCACGCGGAGGCGAAGCAGTTCGCCAACACTACCGGCGGCTCCGTATCTATGTCGCTGGCCTGGCTGGTCACCGAGATCTACAACAAGGGCAAGAAGAACGATGCCAAGTCGGCTCTGCCCACCTGGCGGAAGCGGCGGCTCTAACCATGGCCACGGTACTGGTGTTCCGTTACGACTGCGGCTGGGAGCACAATGTGCGCCTTTTGCCGGGTCAGTCCAAGACACAAGTCATCAGTAGGCTGGGACCGGAGATACGGCGCAGGCACAAGCGGGCATGTGGAGTCTGTTTCAGAAAGAGATCACGACAGGTCGAGTCTCACCCCAACTGATCTAATCAGGTCCATTCGACATGTCACGCCGTATCCCGACTAGTCAAGTCACCTCCACCCGTGGCGACTAACCAAGGGGACAAAAAAAGGCCCCGTACCTGATACAGGTACGGGGCCTTTTTCCTGTCCACCCCTGGACACATTAACCACGTGAATGGCGGTAACTATGCTACAGGGTGGCGGTGGCCGGTTGTCCGGTTCCGTTGGTGGCACGTTGCGTCTTCTTCAGCCTGCTGACCTCAGTGGCGGTGTACGCCTCTGTGGTCCCAGCCCTGGTCGCGATGTCCTTGACCGAGGCCCACGGCATGTCCATGAAGGCCATGGCGATGCGCTCGCGGCCGTTCAGCGGCTTCTCCGGGGCCACCTTCGCGTCCTCCTTGGCACTGGCGGACAGGTCCATGGCTGCGATCTTCTCCTCCATGTTGCGGATAAAGATCATGACCTCCAGCACGCTGAGAGAGCCCACGAGCATGAAGGCGTCGATCGCCCCAGGCAACATGATGGCCTGGAGGTGGTCACCTCCGTACGTCTCAAGGGCGCTCCGCTGGTGCCGGAACGAGGTCACTACAGTCACGGTGGCGATGGTGAACATCGCCAGGATCCGCAGGCCAGTAGCCCAGTACCGGAGGCTGTACCACTTCAACCCCGCTGGGGGCAGTGGGATCCGGCTGATGGCCTCGAACGCTCCCAGGAGGAGGATCGGGGCGAGGAGGGCGATGGCGACTCGGATGGGCAGTGGTTGTCCCACCGCCGCCTTACTGACAGCGTGAAGCACGTTCCCACCGGCCGAGGTAACGAATCCGAAGATGATCATTCCTCGACAGGCCCATAGCACATTGATGAATACGTCAAGCTTCTGTTGCGCACGCTCCCTCGGGGTCTTGGGCAGCGGCTTCCTTTTGAATAGCATGAGGTTCCCTCCTTAAAGGGCTAAAAAAGGTGATTGGTCCGGTTTACGGGGGCATGAAGCCGCGTCCGTCATTCACCGGTAAAAGTAAGAGTAGCTCAGGGAGGGGTCCCTGTCAAGTGGCCAGGGTCAGTTTCGAACTGACACCCTGCGGATTATGAGTCCGCTGCTCTAACCTGTTGAGCTACCTGGCCTGATAGATGGGGAGAAGGACCAGTGTCAACAGCACGCCCAGCCAGCCCGGCGCGCTGATCCCTCTTCTTACCTGGCTGTCCAGCCCATCAACTGATTACCTCCCAGGTGCCGGCACTGGTTTTGGAGCTGGGGCCGGCGCTGGCCTAGGTGGCGGGGGTGGTGGATTGTATGGAGGCCTTGGTGGGGGTGGACTGGGTGGTCTACTCATGATCCTCCTTAAGTTAGAAGATCCCCTCCCGGTCGAGAGTCGGGAGGGGATCTTGCGTGGAACTTCGTTGGGAGCCCACACGTGGGGGACAGAGGTGTCGATCCTCGCTTTACACCCACGGATTGAGCCGCCCCAAGGGGCCTGGCGCTCGTTCCGTGGGGGTGCGCCGGCACTTCCCCCTCGGATCCCGGGAGAGGTGAACGTGAACCCATCCGCCCCCGGGATCCTCACTTCAGCGGGCCTTCTCTTCCTGCTGGAGGACTCTAGTATACACACCCCTCCCTGTGATCACAAGGGGTCTTCTGGGTCAGCCTTCCGCATACCGAGCGTGGCTTGAAAACCGGCCATGAAGGACAACCACATCGTGATCACCGAGATGGCGTTCAGGTTGCGCACCGAGTCCATCCAGAACACGAACGTGGCCACGCCCCAGACCATGGCGAGAACAGCCACCCCAGACCAGAACCACATCCAGAACACCCCGGAACCGAACCACCTGCTGGCACGGCTCCGGGGCATAAACCCACTGTAGGCGAACTAGGTTCCAACGTAGCTGCCGAAGGCGCTGATGACGCCGTCAGGGTCGTCCAAGCTGGCTAGGACCCGGCGGAGGGCGTGCTCAATAACCGGCTTCATCTCAGTTGTGGGTCGGGTGGCATTCTGGATCAGTTCCAGAAGACTCTTGCCGCCCAGATCTGGGAGTAGATCAAACGATTCATCGGCAACCATTCACTCAACGTAGGAACTAAAGGCGCTGATGACACCGTTTGGATCGTCAAGACTGGACAAGAGGCGGCCAAGAGCGGCAGATAGTTGCGACTTCACCTCCTCGGGCTCGTCGAGGATCACGCTGAGCTGTTCCCGGGACATGTCCGGTAGCGGGGCCCAGTCGTCCAGGTTGATGGCCATGGCCTAGTTGTAGACCCCCTGGTGTCAGAAGTCAGGCTCCAGCCTGTCCACTCTTGTCAACCGGCCCGAGCGGCCCCGGCCCCACGCCCCCCGGCTCTACAACAGTCGCCATAGCGCAAACTGTACCAGGGGCACAACTGGTTCTAGTAGTCTCGCCATTTCCCCTTCTTTTTTATGTTTTTTCAGGCTCCCTTCTCTCTGTTTTTTCTGTTTTTTTCCCCGGGATCTGAAGCTACTAGCGCCACTTGTGCCTTATGAACAGTTTGCTGGGCGTTTTGCCCTGATCCTAGCCTGGAAAGGGGCCCGAAAAAGGCCCATGAAGCACAAACTGCTTCAGGGGCCTAAGTGGCACAACTAGTCTCAGCCCTGTCTGGGCCAAGATCATCAGGTCAGTGGGTCCTGCATCCGAGCCTCCAGCTCCCGCAACCCGGCCAACACCAGGTCCGCCTTCGCCACCAGCTCACCATCCGGCTGATCCGACCCAGGAACAGGTTGATCAAGCCGATACAGCCGCGCCAACCGGTCACAGACCCTGATCCCAGCCTCAATGAAGCGAGGATCGGGCTTACCAACCTCACCGGTGGCATGCGGCTGGCACACCGACCAGAGCTGTTCGTAGCGTTCCACCAGCAGGGCTCGGACCAGGGGGGCGGATTCGTGAATCTCCTCGTCCCGGATACCGCGCTGCGGGGTCAACTCCTGGGTCATGGGCACAGTGTCCAAACATGCATATTGACATGCACAGTCATCAGCTAGAGCTGATACAGGGAAGGGTACACGTACCGGCTGTGAAAACTGGACCCAGTCCAATGTTACATTGAAGAGGAGTCATGGACAGGTGAACGGGACAGGCAACCGAGCTGACTATGCGGCCGCCTGGACCATGATCATGATCATTCCGGTCGTGCCTGCCCCATGATCCTTGATCATGTACTGGTTAGGCTACACAGCGTGACATGGCACATAGGGCCATGGGGCCTGGGCAGGTGTCAAGATCACTGATCATGGTGCCTGGTATGGGGGACATGGGGCCTAGGTCTGGTACCTGGCCTATGTCCGGTATGGGGGCTGGGTCGAGCTAGGGCACCTGGACCCCTGGCCCCTGCCCCAGGGTGCCCATGAGCGGGCCGGGGGCAGGAGCCTGGGGCTGGGGTTCAGCGGGTCGACCGCCAGTCGTGGCGGGGCG